CTACGGGGATGGGTATGCGCGCCATTGGTCCTCCCTGATGCGCCGTAAACGGTTGATGAGCGCCGGTTCCGCCTCGAGGGCGTCCGGTGAGTCGAGTAGTTGGTTGAGTATCTGATAGTAGGCGGTGGCGGACATGTCGAACTCTTGGCGGATCGCGTCGTCCTTCGCGCCGTTGTACTTCGGGTGCCGCTTCTCGAAGTCGAGGACTTTCCGCTCGAGCTCATTCATGTTTGCGCCTCCGCTCCACCTCGAGCAAGGCACGTTCGATCGGTGCGAGGAATCTGAGGCGGTCCTGCAAAACTTCCGGGGTCACCCACAGTTCGTCCGCCCATTCGTCCATGCACGTCGCCCACCGGTACGCATCTACCAGGTCGTCCCAGTCGATGAGGCGAACCGCGGTGAGACGGCAGGCATCGCGTTCTTCGCGGTCGGTCGTCTTGGTTGCATGGCCGAGGTCGAGATGTGCCAGCTCGTGGGTCAGGGCACATCGTCTCTCAACCTGGTCTAAATCAATGTCGATCCAGATGGCGTTGCTGCCGTTCGTCGCGGAGACGCGGCTGTCTGGGAAACTCGTGAAATGCAGGACAACGCCGTCCCCGAGATCACGTAGCTCATGCCAAGGGTGGTACATGCAATGGACAATATACGTTGTCCCTGACATGAGCTACTGATCGTGGTCTTGGGTCTCTTCGCCTCGCTGCTGGGACTTCTTCTTCTCTTCTTTGGCTCGGCTGGGTGCCGTGCTAGCGGCCGTTTCCTCTGCGGATGGCGGTTGGACTACGTAAAGGCTGCGCTCGCTCTGATCCGGCCTCCCGCCGGCTCGTGTATGTGAGGTGGTCGCATGACCATCACCTGCTCTCTGATTCGCTTCCGCCATGAGGCGAATGATCTCGTTCACAGCGGCGCGCTGCGGAGCGGTGAGCAGATCCGAACGGGGGTCTGGGGTAAAGGGCTCGCGGCCAGTAAAGGCCGCGGCTTCTTCCAGAACCTCAACTGGCACATCGAACACCGTTGCGAAGGAATTCAGGGTGCTCCAGGTGGGCTTGGAGTGATTCCCGCTGAGGTAACGCGATACGTTCCCTTTCGAGATGGGCACCCCGAGCTCCTCGGACCGGGCAACGATGCCGGGCTGGTTCATGCCCTTCGATCGTTTTAGCTCGTTGAGTAGTTCGGATAGTCGGCTCACGGCAATCACTTTCCAGCAGGGGCGGGGCTGGTGCAAGTCTACTGTGAAGCGGTTAGACACAAAGAACACCGCTGTAATCCTTGTTTCCGCGCGGAAGTTCAAAAAGTTTCATGAGGGGGTTGCATCCTCGCAGTCACATGGTCTAGAGTTCAAAGTGTTCAAGGAGAACAGGAAACTCAGACTTAAGGAGGTGACCAAGTGGCCGCAGCATACGACCAGTCCCGCAGGGGGTTCACTGCACGGGCTCACAAGGAGCAGATTCGGCTGGCGATGACTTTCCGCCAGTTCACGAACGCCGAGCTCGCAATGCGCGCCAAGGTCTCTCCCGGGACCGTTGGGAACATCCTCGGAAAGCGGGAGACCTGCAACCCGGAGACGGCCGCGAAGATCGCGAAGGCTCTCGGTTGCAAGACGGAGCAGCTGTTCACTCTCGAAGAGATCAGGTACGTCGCATGAACTCTCCACCGGTCGCAGAAGCGACAACCAGCACCGAGGAGCTGCTAGCACTCGGGGTGAGGCCGAAGCCGACTGACGTTGTTTTACAGGCGATGGGCGTCTTGGCCGACGAAGGTCACCCGATGGGGTTTAAGTCTGTCGATCGGATGCTTCGCCGGATGTGGGCGGATGAAGCGTACTTGGAGCGCAAGCGTGTTCGCGATGAACTCCGAATCATTGCTCAGGAGGGACAGCTTCGAACCGGGCATGAGCGTATCGCTTCAGATCCAACCGGCGAACTCGCCGCAGACCTGGCCGACTATATTAAGGTCAGGGGGGTTGATCATGGATGAGATATCGCTCGGGCCTCCGAGTCGCGGAGACTATGGCAAGTATCGCGTCTGCACTCCACTGTTCACGGCCGCCACAATCAGAGGCTCCGAAGAGTGGAAGAATGCTCGCGGCAAGATGCTGGGCGACCCGCTGTATGCCGAATGGTTCTCGTTCAACCTCGATATCATTCTTGAGCTGTTCGACCAGAGTAATGGTTTACGTGATCGACACCTCGAATACTCTGAGCGCTTCGCGTCATGGTATTCAGGGTGGGATCAACTGCCCGCCGCGCTCCTTGCTGACATAGATGCGCACCCCCTCTTCTCGAGAAGGCAGAAGTTGGCCCTGGTAAGAATGGCATCCGGTGCGCCAGCGAGTCCTCACGCCACCTCAGCCGGGTTGCCGACTTTGGGGAAAAGGCGATAGATCGGACGCTAGACGAGATCGAGTTCGACGGCAATGTCACGCGGCATGACCGCGATGTGCTTGCCCGCCGCTCCCATTACGATCGCCACGAAATCCTCTCCAGCATCGAGACGCTTGTAGAGGCGGCTGGCATACCCCTTGTTCACGTGACCATAGATCTTCCCGGTTGAGGGGTTGACGACGGCGATTGCACGCGGGTCGTGAGGGTTGTCGGGTTCGCGTCTCAGCCCAACCTCGCTACCAACCTGACGACGAACCTGGCTGTAGTACTTGTGGCCGCGGACGTTGAAGTAGAAGATGCCGAGTCGTGCTAACGGGGGCGAACCTTTCGCGGGCATCTTCCCGGATGATTTGCTGACGAACCTCAAGGCTCCGTCGCGATGCTCGACAAAGAAGTTCAAACTGCCGTCGTTGTTACGGATCAGCTCAGCCCCGGCTTCTTCTGACGTTAGCCACTTGTCGGAGACCTGCTTAGGGGGAGGGGTTGGTGTGGGTCGATCGTCTCGCAATGGCTGGTGCTGACTTCCGGCGAAGAACCACGAGAGCCCTACCACGATCAGGGCTAACCCGATGACTACGCCTAGAAAGACCCACATCGCAACCTCCCAGCTTCACCCCATCGTCCCCGAATCATATCCCGTCGCAGCACTGAAAGGAGCCGTGAGATGACGCTCGCACCGAACGAAGAAGTCGTGGACGCGGAGATCGTCCCGACCAAGATGGAAGCCGTCGCCAGTATCGAGCGGGCGATCGAGCACGCCGAGGGGTTCTGGCGGGAGATTCTGTGGCAGGTGCAGAACCGGATCTGGGAGCAGTTGGGATACGACTCGTTCGACGCGCTCTGGGAGCACCGTTACTCCCGGCTTGGTGTCCGGATCAGTCGCGATGAACGGCCTGAGCTGGTCGCGGCGCTGCGGTCCATCGGGCAGACACAGCAGGAGATTGCGGAGAAAGTCGGAGTCCACGTAAACACGGTTGCCAACGACATCTCAACCCACAAAATTGTGGGTTCAGAATCGATTACCAACTCTCGCGGACAGGCTCGTCCGGCTAGTTATAGCACCGAACCAAAATCTGAGCCTGATCCACCCCCGAACGTTGACCCCGACACCGGGGAGATCAAAGACAGCCCTTCCCCACGCGACTCAATGGCAGTCGCGCTCATCAACGATCTACGCGGCCCCTGGCGGCGAGGGATCACAAGCACGGCAAGGAAGATGACGGCCACCGAACGCAGGCTGATCATCGACGCACTCGAAAACACACTGAAGGAACTGAAGGAGATCCAATCATGAACACCCCAAGCTTCGAAGGAGTCGTCCGGTTCAAAGTCGCCGGACAGAAGGCACTCCCCAGGTGGGCGCGACAGGCGATCACAAACGCACTGGAAGTTCAGGAGTCGCCACCCGAGTCGCTGCGCTTCCAGTGCCGAATCGCGACAGATGCCCGCGAGAACTTTGCGGAGGTCAAGCTGGACGATGGCTCTAGCCTCAAGCTTCATCCTAGGTCGAACCCCCAGTTCGGGAAGAACAACGAAGGCCGCCCCTACCTGACTGTAACAGTCACGCACTCCACATCAGGTGACACCTACAGGCTGAGATGGATCGGTGGCGCTGTCCCCTCGAAGATGCAGGAAGTCGCCGTGAAACACGACAAGGGGCTTGCCGTTGCCGCGACGACGATTGGCCTTGATCTGTCGAAGGCAGAAGTGACTCCAATCCACCTCGCGACGGGGATACCACACCGATCGAAGCGGGATTACAAGGCGGAGAACGAGAGGCGGGGGCGGGGCGCACGGGCAATCCCCGGAGGGGTCAGTGGTGTTCGCAAGCGCACTCGGCATTGTGCCCGGATCACCGAGGATGACCTCGTTTCTTCGTAGCCCACCCCGCCCTCACCCCCACCCACCATCGAGCGGGGGTTCGTTCTACCCAGAAGGAGAAGCGATGAGCACGCAACAAGCTCGCCGAGCACTCCGCGATGCATTGGACGCACGCGACAGCATCGCCCGACGAATCGCTAACGACTTGGCAGACGGTCGGGACGTAGACCCCCTGCGGGTCCAAATGTACCGAGAGGCCGTCGAAGCCGTCACCAAGGCGGACGCAGCGCTCGCCTCACGATCGAAGAAGGAGACAACCTGACAACCCGAACACCACCCCACCCCACACACCCGTAACCCCCGGCACAGTCCGGGGGTTTCTCACACCCAAGGACTTGTCATGGAAATCAAGTTCAACTGCGGCGCAACCGTTAACGCCCCACCACTGCTGGTGGAGGACGTTCACACGGAACACGACCGCTACTGCCACCATTGCCCTCCCGACACGTTTTCCCTACGCCGGGATTCCGTGTGGGAGTCCCGGGTCGCGTCGGCTCTCACACGTTGGGAGTCGCTGTGACCGACTACTCCCACCAGTTGGCGTACTACCACGAAGCCGTGGACACACGCCACGACCTGACACTGACTGTTGCGGAGGCGGAGATGCAACGTTTCCGTCTCCCGTACCACGACACCCACATCAGCGGTGATGCGCTCGCGGTTCTCCGGGTCCAGTCATGACCCGTTTCAACGAAATCGTGGATGCCATCCAGTACGGGTACACCCGCACCGACCAACTCGAAGTTGAGTTTCCGGTGTCGGGGGATGCCCTCACCATCAACAGGCAGAAGGAAGTGCCATGCGTCAATTTTTTGCGGCCGCGGTCGTAACCCTCATCGCCGTCACCGTTGTCGGCGCACACCAGTACAACACCGACCGCCAAAGGTGGCTCCAATCCAAGGAATCGTCATGAGCGAAACCGAGTACATGCGCACCCGCATCCGCCGCGCAGCGGGGTTGTTGGCTCTCGAGAACTCGGCGGATGGTCTCACCCCGGACGGGATGACCGTGAAACAGCACGCCGACATGCTCGAAAGGTACGCGCTCCAACAGGTGAGTGGTCTCGTCCTGACGGGCACGGCGTGGATTGAGGCTGCAGAGCAGATCACCCACACACTCCGGTGCCTCGCAGAACCAACGAAGGAGAAAGCATGATCCAACTCGATCAACTCCTCACGTCAAAGCAGGTCGCGGAGGCGTGGGGAGTCCGTGAGCAGCACATCAACAAACTCCGCAGGCGCGGGGAGCTGACCGCCATCGGTATTGGTGGCGCATACAGGTACGACCCGAAAGACCTGCAGAAATACCTTGAACGGCAGAAGGGAAAGAACTGATGGTGAACACCCGCAAAAGCATTCCCCAGTTCGACGTGAAAGACCTCCACAACGGCACCGCACAGTTCGTCATCAACCAAGGCGCGATCGAGGTGGAAGTCCGCCTCGACGCTGACCAGGTGGACGACCTGCAAGCCGCCCTCGAGGCTGTCGGGCATTCGATGGAGGACTGGCATCGGGAACAGGAACGATCCGAGTACGCGGACATGCAGAACCTCAGGAGGCAGTAGTGCGCATCGTCCTCAGCTCAGCCCTGGTTTTCGCTGGGGCTTTACTCATGCTCGCATCCGGTGGCGCGACGAACTCCGGGCTGCTGCTCGGTTGGTCATTCGCTGTTGTCGGTGTCCTCACAGCGGGAGGTCTGATCCATGCCCGATAAGGACTCGAAGCTCCCTGCCCACCTGCGACCCCCGACATGGAAACCCCCACGCGACCGGCGCACCTATTCGGACCCGACACCTGACGCGGCGATCCGCCGGCTGGAAAGGGGGCAGTGATGTGTCTCTGCAAGAAGTGCTCGAAGGACTGTCCATGCCTATGCCACTCGCTGACCGGGCGACGACCGATCAAACCCGTTAACCGACGTAAGTGGGATTATCCCCACCGTTAATCCCAGGAGGGAACATGACTTACGCATTGCTCGCCTCATCCGAGGACCGGGAAGCGTGGATGGAGGCCCGCCGTGGTGGTGTGACCGCCACCGACATTGCCAGACTCATCACCTCACCCTCCGAGTGGGCTGCGGTCCGCGCCGAGAAGGCCGGGGAAGTTGGGTTCCGGGGCAACAAAGCCACGAAGTGGGGTGAGGAACGGGAACCGATCATCGCGGCGAAACTGGACGAGAAGTATCCGGGCCTCACTCACAACACTCACACGATCGCGAAGGACGGCGCACCCCAGTACCTTGCCACCCCGGACATGATCGGCCGCGAGCTGTTGTGCCAGATCAAAACCGCGGGACTGAAACCGGGGGAGTCGATCTGGTGGGCACCACCCGAGAAGTACGCGATCCAATGCCAGTGGGAAATGTGGGTGGCCGACCGGGAAACCAACATTCTCGCCGTCGAATACCACCGCTCCTACGAGCCGTTCGAAACAGTGTTCGAGTACATGATACGCCGTGATGACGAGCTGATCGCGGATCTCGTCAACGTCGCAGATTTGTTCCTGGCGGGTGCGTCGTGGGTGTTGGATCAACGCCTCCGCGAAGTGGCCGCGATCCGTGCCGAACTCACCGCAGTGAAGGAACGCCTCGAGGATGCGGAGAACATGATCCGCAAAGAGGTGGGCGACCACACCCGGTTCGCTTACGCCTCCGACGTTGGGTCCATCAAGTTCGGTCCGGTGAAGGACCGGGAAACGTTCGACTCGAAACGGTGGCTCGCGGACCACCCTGACGGCAAAGGCACGTACGTGAAGCTGTCACCCCAACCCCCACGACTGACGATCAACACGAAGGAAGAATGATGGGCAACTACAAAGGACCGCTCGATCGTCTTCTTGCGAAGACTCGTCGGGTTGATAGCGGGTGTCTTGAGTTCACTGGAGCACGAAGCTCCCAGGGGTACGGATTCGTCCGCATAAACGGGAAGAATCTGTATGCCCACCGGGTGAGCTATCAGCTGCAGGTTGGTCCGATTCCGGACGGCATGGTTATTGACCACTTGTGTCGGAACACGTCGTGCGTGGAGCCGACACACCTGGAGTCCGTCACTCCACAAGAAAACACTCTACGGGGCGTGAGCATCCAGGCAAACAACGCAAGAAAAACTCACTGCCTCAGGGGGCACCCCTTCGAGGGCGACAATCTGCGCATCGACACCACGGGCCGACGAATCTGCCGAACCTGCAAACGAGAAACTCAACGACGGCTAAGGAGTAGAAATGGGTAGCCAATACAAAGGACCGATGGACTACATCGACGTCAGTACTCGCATCGTTGAATTCCGAGAGAAATACCCGGACGGTCGGTTGCGGCAGAAGGATGTGCAGTTCATCGACTTCGCCGGGAAATCGTGGGTGGTGTTCACCGCTGAGGCATGGCGTGATGCCGACGACCCTGCACCCGCTCACGGCACCGCATGGGAGCCTGTTCCCGGCCCAACGCAGTTCACCCGTGACAGTGAGCTGCAGAACGCGGAAACCGCCGCATGGGGTCGCGCAATGGTCGCTGCTCTCGCCGTTGACACGCGGAAGGGAATCGCATCATCGGAGGAAGTGCGGAACCGTCAGAAGCCGGAAGGACCGCCGCCCCGCAACTGGCAGGCGGAAGCTCTCGCATTGCAGAACGCTGGCAACGTCGAAGGGTTGAAAGCACTCGCTACGCAAGCGGCCAACCTGAAACTCGACACGGTGGTCAACGGCATTAACGGCATGATCCAGGCCATGACCGCGGAGAGCTGACGTGGAGCTTACGCCCGTCAAAATCGAGCAACACATTCTCGGATTGTCGAACCGGATCGCGAACTCCGCAGCTGTCTGCAACGACCGTTACCTCGAGTTCCTCACTGCCGATCGTGAGTACGACCGGGCCTACGCTCAGGCGTTCATGAGTCATGACGGAGCGCAGGGGGAGAAACGGTACGCCGCCGAACTCGCCACCACAGAGGAACGGGAACGCCGGGATGTTGCGGACGCCGCACACCGGTACGCAGACCGGCTCTCTAAAGCACTGCAGTCGGAGCTGCTGGCGTATCAGTCACTCAACAAATCCCTGCTCGCCCAATACCAGGTGGCGGGAACCGGAGAACGGTAACCACACACGAAACCACGGGTCGCCTACGGGCGGCCCTTTCGCATTTCAGGAGAAAACATGAGCACTATCCCACCCACCCCTGTTGTCGTCGTCGAACCACAGACCAGCCTCAAGGAAAACTTCTACCACTTCTGCGTGCTGCTCGTCGCCAGCATCCCTGTCACGTTGGCGTTCGCGGCGATCGCCTGGTGGCTCGGTCCGCTGATCTTCGAGGATGCGTACACGTTCTCGTTCTGGCAGACGTTCGCGCTGATCTTCTTTCTGCGGTGCATCGTCCCTCGCCCCATGTCTTTCCGGTACCAGCGTGGCCCGTGGGTGAAGCGGTGACCATCCCCGCCCCCATGCTTCGTCAGCTTGTCCTCCGCGACAACCTCACATGCCAATGGTGCGGCATCGAATACCCGGCCTTGCGCGGTTACCCGATCGTCCCGCACCACCGCCGTAACCGCGGAGCCGGGGGAGGGGTGCACCAGTTAGCCGAACTCGTGCTCGTGTGCAGTTCGCATAACGGGGAGTTCGAGGACGGGCTCAGGGACGAACCCCTCGAACGAGGATTCCGCATCCCCCGCAACAACATCGTCAGCGCCGAGAATGTGCCACTCATCGACTACACAGGCACACCGTGGCTGCTCACCAACCGTGGCACCAGGATCAGAGGAGATAGTGATGTGCCCCCGACCCAAATTCCAGATCAAACGTCATGGACCCCATGAGTGGAGGGTGTACCTCCTGCTGTGCGACGGGAGAGTGCATGTGACCACTGAGTCCACCGTGGATGCGGCGTTGACGGTCGCGTTGGACGAGATCGCGGCACGGAGACACAGGCCGATGGAGGTGACGGGGTGAGCTTCATCCGCATCACCACCTACCACCCGGACGGCCGCATAGTCACGGGCGTCACTCAACAGGTGCACATCAGCGCACAGGAGGCGTTCGACCGGAGACTGGCGCGACTGAGGGTCGCACCGCAGGGGTTCGACGCCAACCGCGGGGACCTCACGATCCACCTCCACGCCACTGCCGTCGTCGAATACGAGCAGATGCTCGAGTACGCCGAGACCCTCGACGGGCTCGACAACCACCAACCAGCACTGCCGATGGAGGCGAAATGACCGAAGAATGGAAGCCAATTCCAGGCTGGGAGGGCGTCTACGAAGCGAGCTCGCTGGGCCGCATCAAGAGCCTCGCCCGCATCGTCCTCCGCGGCGGTCGTCCGATGAAGGTGGCCGAGAAGATTCTCAAGCCGAGTATCCACCACACTGGCTACCGGCGTGTGATCCTCACCCGCGGCGGGGGACGATCCGAACGCTTGGTGCACTCCGTGATCGCAGAGACTTTCCACGGCCCGCGACCTGAAGGTTTGGAAGTCCGGCACCGCAACGGTGACAAGTCCGACAACTCCGCGGCGAACCTCGCCTACGGCACATCCGCGGAGAACAAGCAGGACATCCTCGACCACGGGCGACACCCGCTCAAGAACCGCACCCACTGCCCAGCTGGGCATGAGCTCGTCGGCGACAACCTGGTTGCATGGGAGCTCGAGCGCGGGCACCGGAAGTGCCGTGCCTGTGCGTGCGCTCACTCGAAGGTGCACCATCACCGTGAGCTCGCCCCGCATTTCCAGGCGATCGCGGACGGCTACTACCAGGAGTTCGCAGGGGTGGCGGCGTGAGTGAGTTGACTGTGACTGACCTGTTCTCCGGCTTCGGTGGGTCGAGTGTCGGCCTCGAGCATGCTGGCTACAAGACCGTGATCGCTGCGAACCACAACCCGCAGGCGGTCAAGAACCACCAGCTCAACCACCCGGACACTGAGCACCGGATCGCCAACCTCAGCGAGACCGATTTCCGCACGTTCCCGAGGACGAACCTCTGCTGGGCCTCCCCGTCGTGTGTCTGGCATACGCCGGCCGGTGGGCGGAAGAAGCTTCCCATCGTCGACGAGCTCCGACGCGAGGATGTTGGGGCAGTGGACAGGGCTACGGCGTTCGCTGTCGTCCAGGCAGCCGAGGTGCACGCCTACGAAGCGGTCATCGTTGAGAACGTCCCGGAGTTCCGCGATTGGGTGCTGTATCAGCCGTGGATTGGGATGATGCGCGTGCTGGGATACCGAGTTCAGGAGACCGTCATCGACGCCTACGACGTTGGCGCGGCTCAGTATCGGCGCCGTCTGTTCCTGGTGTTCACCGAGCATGGGGCTGTTGATCTGTCCCTGCCGGCCGCACCGCGGGTTCACGCCGATTCGATCCTCGAGCTCGGCGGGGAGAAGCGGGTCACGCGGCCCATGTACATCACCCCGCAACTCGAGCAGATCACCGAGGACGACGTGAGACACCTGGTGATGTACCGGAAGAATGCTCGAGCGCATCGCGCGGACAGTCGGCCGCTGGCGACGATCACCACGTCCGGCACGCATCACGGCGTGGCATACCGCAGCCGCGGCGAATTCTTCTACCGGATGCTCAGCGCTCGTGAGCTCGCCCGCGGGCAGGGGTTCCCCGACGACTTCCAATTCGCTGGGACCGTCTCGGAGATCAAGCGCGGCATCGGAAACGCGGTCGCCGTCCCGGTCGCCCGATTCCTGGGGGAGAGAGTCGCACAGGTCCAGGGATGGGTCACCCCACCCGCCGCTCGTGACCTTGTGGCCGCGTGCGCCGAAACACTGGGGGCGGCGTGAGCATCTACTACCAGGACGACAACGTGACCCTGTACCACGGGGACTGCGCCGAGGTGTTGCCCACCCTGGAGCCGGTGGAACACATCATCACAGACCCCCCCTACTCGGAGCACGTTCATTCGAGCGCCAGGTCGCGGAGGATGCAGGCGGCCAACGACAGGGGCGGACGCTACGGAGCCGACATTCGACGAAACGTCGACCTCGGGTTCGACCATCTCGACCCGAGCCTTCGGGCCGCGTGTGCGGCCGAGTTCGCGAGGATCGCTACACGGTGGGTGCTTGTGTTCTCTGACGTGGAATCCGACCACCTGTGGCGCGATGATCTGACCGCCGCCGGACTGGATTACGTGCGCACGGGCGCATGGATCAAGATCGGCTCGACGCCCCAGTTCTCTGGCGACCGACCAGCTACCGGCTTCGAGGCAATCACCATCGCGCATCCGAAGGGGCGCAAACGGTGGAACGGCGGCGGGAAGCACGCCGTGTGGACGTTCCCGATCGTCCTCGACCGCGGGCGAACCGGTGGGGTCAGACTGCACACCACACAGAAGCCACAGGAACTCATGCACGAGCTCGTCGCCCAGTTCACCGACGAGGGCGAGACCATTCTGGACCCATTCGCCGGGAGCGGCACGACCCTTGCGGCGGCTCGAATGGTGGGGCGAAAATCCATCGGCATTGAGGCGAATGAACGGTACTGCGAGATCATCGCCCGCCGCCTCGACCAGGGCGTCCTCGACCTGGGAGGGATCGCATGACCGCCTGCAAACTCGACGGTTGCGCGAAACCCGCCCACGCCCGTGGTTGGTGCATGAACCACTACAGCCAGTGGAACCGGGGCCAGACACCCACCCTGAACCCTCGCAACACCGTCCCCGCGAGCAAGGTTCGACCGCACCTGTTGGAGTTGCGGAAACTCCGCAAGTGGCGGGCGTTGGCGGAAATGATTGGGTGCTCGGAGCGGACTCTGATGACCCTGGCACGGCCTGACTCCAAACAGGTTGGGGTGAAGATCGCGGAGGCGATTCTCACTGAGGCGGGGATTGATTTGGATGTTTTGGATGAGGAACCGCAGCCGAAAATCTCGTGGCCGGAAGTCGCAGAGTACGCGAAAACCCCGGAGGGGCAGGAATTTATTGAGCAGTGCCGGACACTACGAACGGAGGAAGCAGCGTGAGCACCGAACTGGATGTGAGACCCACACCTACAGACCATGATGACGACGACAGCTACCTGCACACATGCTGCCCGCTGACGAACGGGCGATGGGCGTTGTGCGGGAGGAACGTTGCCGCCGAACCATGGGTGGATGACTGTGACGTGACGGATGAGGAATGTCCCGCGTGCGACGAGTTCTACGAGACAGACTTCTGTGCCCACTGTGCGATGGGGGCCGAATGACTGAGTACCTGCTCGACATCTGGGTTCCCGGCAGACCTGTCCCGCAAGGGTCACTGTCCCGCAACCGCGCCGGGGTCACCTATCAGAAGAAGTCCCTTGTGGATTGGCGGAACCTCATCAACCAAGCCGCTGCGGATTACACGGGCACATGGTTCGGGGAGTGGGCACCACTGGATGAACCTGTGGAGGTGATCGGCCGGTTCTACCTGCCCCGACCGAAGTCCGCGACCCGAGTTCACCCCACCGTGAGCCCGGATGTGGACAAGCTCGCGCGCGGTTTGTTGGATGCTCTCGCACCGAAGAGAAACCGGAAGATCGCAGACGGATCGTTCCTCGCGGACGATTCCCGTGTGATCCGACTCGACGTGACGAAAACATACGCACACGGCCTCCCCGGCGACGGTGAGGTTCCTGGTGTGCGCGTGAAAGTGAGGAAGTACGAATGATCACCGTGTACCAATCCCCGGGCTGCTCTGGCTGCCGGATGACGAAGATGGTCCTCGACCAGAAAGAGGTCACCTACGACACCGTTGACCTGACCCACAACGAAGGCGCGCTCCGTGCCGTGAAGTTCCTCGGCTACCAGAAAGCGCCTGTTGTCTGCGTCACCTACCCGGATGGGTCGAACGACCACTGGTATGGGTTCCGCCCGGACAAAATCCAGGAATACATCGACAAGACGAAGGGCGCAGCATGAGCATCGGATTGAAAATCAACGACCCCGCTCTCAATGAGCGGATCAGGAACACGCCACAGGAGCGACATCAAGCTTCGTTGGCGATCGTGTCCGCACTCCCGCGGGAGGACGCGCGGATGATGCTGGAAATGCTCGGGCTGACGGGAAGGGAGTAGCAATGGCACAGGTTGCAACAAAGGTCGAGCTGCTTCATGAGGTGGGCACTAGGTTCACTATTGGCGAGCTTCGGGACTTCATTGACCGCCTCGAGGCGGCCGAAAGCGACGACGACCTCGCGGTCTCAATTTCCCCTGCGGTGGATTCGATCGTCATCACAGGCTATGTGGAGGGGTAGTGAGCACTAGAAGCGTCAGGCCTCACGAGCATGCTTACTACAGCGCAGGCCGGTGGCTCCTGAATCAGCTCTATGTCATCGGCTGGCCGGATCTGGAAATCATCAAGGTAGGAACAACTTCAGTGGGGAGGCGGCGATACGGTCCGTTCCTTGCTCGGGGTGGAGAAATGCTCAGCCTCGCCTCGTATCCAAGCTGTGAGCACTTGGATGAGGAATCTCGCCTGCAGTCTGAAATGAGGGCGCGGTGGCCGCCCGCATTCTCATCGAAGGTAGACGCATCCTCGGCGCTCGGCGGTCACGGTGGCGGGTACCTCGAATGCTTCCGCGTGCCGCTGTCCGATTGGCCGGAAGTGGTTGGGCTGCTGAGGGGAGTCAAGAATGGCGAAACTTAAGGGCCATCTGTTTGCTCGGCTGGCTCTAGATTACTTCGACCACCCTAAGATTGCCGCACTTTCAGACTCGGCGATCGTCGCACATCTGGAGATGATCGTCTACTCCCGCAGGTATCTCACGGACGGCCTGATTCCGATGCGGGTGGCAATGCGCTACCCAGTGCCGACAGTAGACGAGTTGTGCTCGAATGATCCGTCGAATCCATCAGTGACGCGAAACGATGACGGTTCACTCATCCTTCATGATTACGGGGATTTCCAGGAGCTCAAAAGCGATGTTGAGGATCGTCGCAGGTCAGGAAGGGATGCCGCCGAGAAGAGATGGTCGGGCAATGCGGGTGGCAATGCTAAGAGGAATGCCCCCGGCAATGCCCCGAGGAATACAGAGACAGAGACAGAGACAGAGACAGAGATACCCCCTATATCCCCCAAGGGGGACAAGATGGAAGGTTTCGCCGAGTTCTGGGAAGTGTACCCACGGAAGGTCGCCAGGAAGGCGGCAATGGCAAAGTTCCCTAAATGCGTGAAGGAGGCTGGAGGCGTGCAGAAGCTCATCGACGCAGCCGAAGCCTACGCGCAGAGCGTGGAGGGGAGGCCGATTGAGAAGATCGCCCATCCCACCACCTGGCTCAACCAGGGCAGGTGGGACGACGAACTCACACTCAACCTCGACGATGAAAGGAGTTCAGGATGGAGCGATCCACTTCCGAGAGCGAACGCGCACTGATCGGGTCCGTGCTCCTGTCGGGCGGCAAAGCCCTGGATGAGGTGTCCCTCGATCCGGAGGACTTCTACGAACCTCGCCATGAGAGTGTGTGGCGGATCTTCCTGGACATGCGCCGTCGTGGGGAGGCGATCGACACCGTGACCGTTAACCAGCGGGTGCAGTCGATCCCAGACCTGCGAGGGCAAGTGACTCCCGCAGAGTTGTACAGCTACACGCGGGACACCCCCACCACCGCGGCTGCTCCCGCGTACGCGAGGCATGTGGCCGAGTTGGCTACTCGCCGGCGTATCCGTATGGAGGCGTTGGCGATCGCAGACATGGCCGTGGAGGCCGAGTCGGTGGGGGAGTTGGTGGATCAGGCTCGAGCACGGATCGAGCAGGCTGCGAGGGTGAACGTGTCTGCGGTGAAGCCGATCGGGGCGACGATCATGCAGACGGTGCAGAACCTCCGCAAACCGATCATTTACACCCCAACACCGTGGACGAACCTCAACCATTTCATCGGCGGGTGGAGGCCAAGCAGCCTCTACGTCGTCGGCGCCCGCCCCGGTGGGGGGAAGTCCATCATGGGTGCGCAGGCCGCGATCAGCCTCACCGACTCAGGGGCGGTGGCGTTATGCAGTCTCGAAATGTCTGAGGAGGATCTGCAGTTGCGGATCATCTCGCAGAAATCGGGGGTGGACATGACTTCACTCTTGAACCGGTGCACCACGAACCTTGAAATCGAGAAGGCGACCACTGCGGCGCAGAACCTTCTCAATGCGCCGTTGTTCATCAACGATCGGGCGGCAATGACGTTGAACGATGTGCGGTCGTTCGTTCGGTCGGTGGCCCGTCAGCAGAAGCTCGGCGGGGTGGTGGTGGACTACCTGCAACTCATGGAGGCGACGAGTAAGAAAGAGCGACACCTCGCGGTGGGGGAGCTGTCCCGCGGGTTGAAGCTCATGGCGAAGGAACTCCACGTTCCCGTGATCGCCTTGTCGCAGCTCAACCGGGGATCGGCCGATCGCCCGGATAAGAAGCCGACTCTCTCGGACCTCCGGGAGTCTGGGTCGATCGAGCAGGACGCGGATGCTGTGATCCTCCTGCACCGGGAACACCACGAGTCGGACGAACTGCATGTCAACGTCGCGAAGAACCGCCAAGGCCCGCCGGGATCACTCATCCTCGGCTGGCGTGGCCATAACTCGATGCTCACCGATTAGGAGACCAAATGGCATTGAAGGGTAAACCAAACCAGGCGCGAACCGGTGTCCTTGAGCGTTGGCTCGACAGTCTGTCGGATGACGACCGGGCGGAAGCGGAATCGTACCTGCGGGATGAGCACCATTACGGGCCGGTGAGCCTGATGAAGGCTTTCCGGCAGGACGGGTACAACGGATCTGAGGGGCCGATCAGGAGATGGCGGGAGGAGAACCGTGGCGTTGAAGGGTAAACCGCGGCCACGTATTCAACCCGACATGCGGGAGCGGGTGCGCGTGCTCACGCTGGATATCGAGACTCGCCCTCATGAGGCGTACGTTTTCGGCCTGTGGAAGCAGGACATTGGTATCGCGAAGCTGATGGAGCGCGGGCATGTGATGTGTTTCGTCGCGAAATGGTACGGGGAGAAGGAAGTCATCTTCCGCTCCGACCACCATGACGGGCATGAGGCGATGATCCGCGCCGCCTGGGATCTGCTCAACGAGGCGGACCTCATCGTCACGTACAACGGCATCTCGTTCGACATGCCTCACTTGAACCGGGAGTTCGCGCTGCTGGGACTCTCACCACCATCCCCGTACAAGGACATTGACCTGATTCGGGTGGTCAGGAAGCAGTTCAACTTCTCCTCGAATTCTCTCGCGAACGTCGTGGAGGAACTCGGCATCGGCTCGAAGATGGACACTGGCGGGTTCGAGCTCTGGCGCGGGTGCATGAACGACGACCCGAAAGCGTGGGCGAAGATGAAACGCTACAACGTTCGGGACGTGGCAATCACGGAACGCCTCTACGACCGTCTCCGGCCCTGGATCAAGGGCCACCCGCATTTGGGCATGTTCAGCGGCGACGAATGGTCATGCCCGAACTGCGGCAATCAGGACATTTCCACGAACCGTCAGGGCGAGGCGCACACGTTCGTCCAACGGTACAAACAATTCCAGTGCCCGAAGTGTGGCACATGGATTCGATCGAATCGCCGGTTGCAGAACCCGGTGCAGACACGGCACTCACGCTAACCCCCGGACGGGGGTTCTTTCATTTCAGGAGAAAACACATGGCAGACATCACCATCGTCGGAACGATCACCGAACCGGCGTTGCGTTTCACGCAGTCCGGCAAAGCAGTCCTCGGCTTTAGCCTTGCGGAGAACCATTCGAAGAAAGATCAGAACGGGCAGTGGCAGGACGACGGCACCACCTGGCGGAAGGTCAGCGTGTGGGACCGGAAAGCCGAAGCCCTCGCGGAGGTGCTGCAGAAGGGCGACCGGGTGATCGTGGTCGGGACGGAGCGGATGCGGGAGTTTGAGGCGAAGGACGGTTCGAAGGGCCAGTCGCTCGAGCTCAACGCCCGTGAGGTTGGGAAGGTGCCGAAACTGCAGAAGCAGGACCAGGGCGGCGGGTATCGGCAGGGCGGCTATACGGGGCAGGAGCATCAGCCGCAGGGTGGTTGGGCGCAGAACCCGCAAACCGATCCGTGGGCCAGTGGTCCGAGCGGGGAGCCCCCGTTCTGATGGCCCGGTGCGCGGAATGCGGCAAGTCCTGGGGAGGGCGCAAGCCGGAGCATTGCACCGTCTGCCACGAAACGTTCTCGGGCACGACCGCTGGGGACAGGCATCGTCGCGGAGAGTACCCGAATCGCTCATGCTCCACGGATGGATTGGTGCACAACCCGGATCGGGACGTGTGGCAACTGCCCGGAACGTGGGCGGAACGCGAACACAGCTAGAAAATGAGGCGATTACGAGCCCCGGACGACCTATGACTCGCCCGGGGTTCTTTTCGCCCCGTGTTCAACATTCCTGAACGCGCCCAGATTTTGAACGGAAGAAGGAGATCATGAAGGACACAAAACCTCTCGAGGGCAACCCGTTCGCGGACTATGCCACCCACCAGGGCTGCGCCGCGTCAGCCACCCTCGCCCTCGCATTCGAGCAACGGACGGCGAATTTGATCGCAGTGACGAACCTGCGCCTCTCGGCGGGACTGGCTGGCGCGACCATCGACGCAGAGACGGACGCCCTGTACAACGCCCGCCTCGGCCTGACGGAGGAATCATGAGCGACTTCATCCTCATCGTCATCGTCGCTTTGGCGGTCATCGCGTCGGTCTGGGCACTCGTGATCAACATTCAGAACGGGCGAGAGCTCAAGAAGCAGCTTCGGAGATGGGAGAACCGAGATGACTGACGACCTGACCGCCTGGTTGGCGGAACGCCGGGAGAAGCACCACGGAGGCTGGACGGGGCAGTGGTCGGCGGTCCTAGACGGCGACGATATGACACTGCACGCTGACGGTGCAGTCCCGTTCGATCTGGTTCGAAGCAAGGGAGGGGTGCACGAGTACCGAGGCGCAATCGAAGACCTTGCCGCCATCGTCGATGCCCAGTGTGTCGCGTCGGCCACCCTCGCTCTCGCATTCGAGCAACGGAGAGCCGCGGAGGAAGCTCGCACGGCGAACCTGATCGCGTACGTGGAGACGCTGCGTGATCCGGTCATCGTCACTGGCCTCAGTGAGGCGACGGTCAAAACCATCGGCCGCACTGCGAACACGATCCGCCCCCGCCTCGGCCTGACGGAGGAATCATGACCACGAAGCTCACCACCAGCCCATCCACCGACGACCCGACCGTCATCATCGTGACCGCCGACAACGGCACGCACGTCGACGAGATTGGGCGCATCATCAACCACAACGGGGAGCGGGGCTTCCAGCCGGCGATCTTCTCCTCCTGGGGGTTGCGGGCCGATGTGCTCCGCCGCCTCGCCGACCTCGTGGAGGAATCATGAGTGACGCGGAGAAGATCATCGGCCGCCTTGAAGCCAAGTACGCGTGCCCCCGCGACTGCGAAGGCGCTGTGGAGATGACGACCGGAACCATCGACGGCGAGAGCGAACTCATGTACCGGTGCGATTCTTGCCCTGGCGCGTGGGACCAGGCTGGCAAGCCGTTGTATCGGCTCAGCGATCACGAGAAGGAATCATGACCAACGCCCGCAGTGAGGCCCGGACCGTTATCGAACACCGGTTCATCGTCCCTTGCGAGGAACCGCATGGTGGCGATTGGCAGGACTTCGGGGTCGCTCAGGCATGGGCCCAGACGAAGGCGGAAGAGCTTGGCCTGGACACGTCCTACGCGGACTGGTCCCGCATCCACGTCGAGGATGACCAGATCGTCATCGTCGTCACCGAACGGAAGTGCCCGAGCTTCGTGACCTCGTGCCGGTCCGCCGACTGCCCTGGCGAAGTCCGCCCAACCGTCGAACCGGCCCATTTCGCGGGTGGCATGGTGATAGGTGATCGGCTCGCCTATCAGTGCCGGACATGCGGTCGCATGTGGGACGCGGGCGGTCAGCCGATTGATGAAAGGCCCGCATCATGACTGACGACCTCACCGCCTGGTTGGCGGAACGCAAGCGGGTTCACGCCGCGGCGACGGACGGGCCGTGGCACGCGATGGAGTTCGAGGACGCGCCCGGAGACTGGGGTGTCCCGATCATCGACGGCGGAGAGCCGGGGTCGATGAAGGCCCACGTGACCGCCTACGCCATGACGTTCGGGAACGTCCCGCAGACGAAGAAGGACGCCGAGTCCATCGTCGATGCCCACAACACCCTCCCGCGCTTGCTCGCCGCCGTCGAAGCGGTGCTTGGACTGCACACTCCCGAAGAGTACGCGCAAGGCCCGGACTACTGCTACGAGTGTGAGCACCGTTGGCCGTGCGCAACCGTAGAGGCGATCCGTGCCGCCCTGCTGGAAGGGGGCGAGTCGTGAACTGCAAGCACTGCGGCGTGACGATCAAGCGCCACAACGCCAAGTACACGAACGGGTGGACGCACGATGGCGAGACGGTCGGAGTCTGGTGTCAACGGACCATGGCCGCACCGGAGGAAGGGGGCGAGGGGGATGAGTAAGTTCGGAATCCAGGCTGGCATCCTCCGTCCCGTCATCAGTGTGGGGCAGCTCAACAAGGACCGCACGGTCTTCACTCAGAAGGCCGACATGACCGATGAGGTCCTCCTGTCCGTCGCGGAGTACGCGATCAAGCACTTTGGCGGTGCGCTTGAGGCGACCTACGCCGGGGAGTCGGGGTCGAAACTCACGCTGAGGATTACGGCGAAGGAGGAGGTGTCTGATGTCGACGACTGACAGGTGCTCGTGCCCGGATAGTTTCCGGGATGACCGACCGGGGATAGACCCTACCTGCCCCGCCCATGGTGACGTTGACGCGATCCTCGCCTCGGGACGGTACGTGGACCGGCGGGGAGTCCACTGGAAGGCACTCGCGGCGGGCCAGACGTGGGGTCGAGTCAATGAATCCGGATTCGCTATCGGCGGCGTCATGCTCACCCCCGACCAGATGCGCTTGCTCATCGAACGGGATCGGCACCGGGACGAGTGCCCGGGACTGAACCGTTGCTGGAATCACCCAGTCCCGAAGGTCGCGCAGTCTCGGCTACTTAAGGACTGGATGGCGGTCTACGCGGCAAATGCCCCCGAACGGGACACCTGGTACCCCACCCTCGCGGAGGCGTTCGCCGCCGCCGAGAAACTAGTGAAAGGACAAGACAATGGCTGAGAGTTACAGCGAACTGAAAAATGATGTCGTCAATGACATCGGGGCAACCAGTGCAGACATTCGCTTCGGTGTCCAGTGGGCGCTCGAATATCTCGACGAGCACCCTGCCGAGGCGCCTCCGCTGAGGGTCACGAAAAGTGAACTCTCGGCTGCGCTCAGCGGCTACGGCGAGGACTTCGGTGAGGCAGGAGTGGCGTACCGCCTCGGCATCGAGGTCGTCGTAGCCGGACCATACGTCGTCCGCCTCAACGACGGGGCGCTGTTCAATCGGGAAGCGTTCGACAGCGACTGGACTGTGACCGCGATCGTGACCGCACCGGGAGGTGACGACGGTGAGTGAGCACCTGACCGAGCGAGATTTGATCGTCGGGTTCGTCCTCCACATGGTCGATCAGGAGGGGCCGGAGTACCACGACGCCGCCATGCAGGACGCCAAGCGCATCCTCGCCCAGGTCCGCGCCGAGGCAAGGGCAGAAATCGTCAACAGCATCCGGTCAACCATCATCAAGGACGCGCTACCGGCGCTCGACTCGGCTCTCCTCCGCCTCGCACACGAACGCGCCGACCAGATCGAGAAGGAGGCTGGCCGTGGATGAGGACTACGTGCCGACAGAGCAGGACTTCATCGACGGCAATGTGACCAGCCCGGAGGAGGCTCGCCGCGGTCTCGCCCGAATCAAGGCGGACTCCCTGCGGGAAGCTGCGGATGCGCTCCCGGAACCGGTCGGCCTGCACTGCAACTCTGAGTGCCACGCGGCGGACAAGCTGGCGCTGAGAATCCGTGCTGACGGGATCGAGAAAGGGGATCGCCGTGGATGAGAAGCAACTGCGCCGCCGAATCGAGTGCGTGATGATCAACGCGCAGAGCAGACACGGCGGCGACGGAACGTATCGAGCCGCCGCCCAGGCCGTCATCGACGACCTCGGGCTGACGGTGCGATCAATCCAGATGTGGGCTGACACTCAGGGCCAGTCCGGAGTGTCGCGGTTCCAGGTCGTCGGACGAGTGGAGGAGCAGGGATGAACTGGGACGAGAAGGCACAGGCGGAAGGCACACGCCGGCACCTGCCAATCGACAGACCGATCATGGTCAACGAGCTCTGCGCCGCGCAGGGAATCGTGGATGGTGCCCGTTGGCAACGCGAGCAGCTGAGCACCGACGAGGCCGTGGAGAGGCTTGCCCGCGGAATGTACAACGCGGACATGCGCCAGTCGTTCGAGGGGGACTGGATTCCCGACTTCGCCAGCAGCGACAACCGGCAACGGGATGAATACCTTGCCCGCGCCCGTGCCGGGATTGATGCACTGCTGGGGGAATCGTGAACGAGCGCACCGTCACATACGAGATCGATATGCAACCCATACTCGATGCGGCCAAGGCGATGACGGACGCAATGCGGTCCTTCCGCACTCCCGCCGGGCTGTTGCAGTGGTTCGAACCGCAAGCCACATGCAGGACGTGCAACGGAAGCTACCGTGTGAAGCTGCTCGAGTTTGATGTGCGCAGGATCTGCCCCGACTGCATGGCAGCATTCCAACGCATCGCAGACTACTGGGATGGTCGCGGGGAAGAGGTCGCCAAGCTCATCAGTGCGATGGAGGACTCGCCGCCGACCGACTGGCCGCGATTCCACCTATGGCTTGATCGGAAAGCTGCGCTCTGTGGCATCCGTTACGGCCGTCCCTGGCAGGAGCACGTGCGAGACCGGAGGGTGCTGTGACAGATCGCCCCGAATGGGTGCCCGATTGGGTGCCCGATGAGAACCTCGACTGGTACATCAACCACACGTTGCGTGCTCCGTGGGACGAGCTGCGGTTCTATCTCGACCGCCTGTTCGACCCGGTGTGCGTGCGCATCTACCGGGTGATGGACTGGCTGGCGAGGAGACTCCCATGATTCCGTGCGGTCGTGGTGTGTGCGCCGCCGAGGATGGTCACGACGGAACATGCGCGGAAGCCTCAGGGTGGGCTTACGAACCCCCGGACGAGGAGACGTTGGTGATGATGCTGGACGCGGCACGCCGGGACGGGTGGAGAGCCCACGACAGACACATGCGGCTACTGCGGGGAGACGTGACGTGAACCGGTGGGAGTACGCATGGTTCCAGTACCACCTACGGCGCCGTAGACGACGAGAGTACCAACCATCGAAACCCCACCCCGTAGATATCCCGTTGCAAGCAATAGCTCACGGGATCGCGTGGGTGATCAACCATCGAAGCCGCCTCCGGGTGGCTTTTCTCATGAGGAGCAGGAAATGACTGCACTAGTCCCAGGCTGGTCGTACACCACCGACCAGGTGAAAGTGATGCTCAACGAAGCGTACCGGGCGGGGTTCGTTGACGGGAAGGAAGCGGAACGGCGTCATCGGGAGGTGACCCGTGAGCGCATTGCAAGAAGTGGCGGACTTCGCTGAGTCGCAACGGGAGAGACTATGCCACGCAATCACAGCGACCATCGACCACCTCCACTCCGACGAGGGTTGCAACCGCCCCGCTGAGGAGTGTGTGGCGTGGGAGATGGAACACGCACTGCGGATGGTCGACTACTACGCGGTCACGCTCGGCACACCGTGGCATGTCGCGGTGAAGTTCATGGCGGACTCGTATGAGCGGGCACTCGCGAAACTGGAAGGAGAGATCTGATGCCTGACTACAGCGTTCGACCGACCGCCGCACCCGGGAAGCTCGAGCACCGCACTCTGGTCGCCGCAGCTGATTGGTTCATGAATCACATCGGCGGTTGGCGACCCATCCGCGACATGCCCCTCACCACTGTGGGGTGTCTCGTGGATATCCTCGACCGCCGCCGAATCCACACTGGCCTGACCGTGCAGGGAATCTCCCACCACGGGGGCCTGGTGTACATCTACACGCGGTTCGGGGTTCTCGCATCCGACGACATGAAATGGAGGCCACATGAGTGATTATGTTCCGAGCATCCGAGTGGTGCGGTCCATGTACAACCTGGGAAGCCAGAAACTCCTCACCGATAACGGCTACTACCGGACGACAGAGAACCTGTCGGAGGAGTTTAATCGGTTTCTCGCCCACATTCGAGCCAAAGCGTGGGAAGAGGGCAAAGCAACAGCATTGAACTACGCCGTTCGCGACGACAACGGCGTGACGCTCAGCCTGAACCACCCCAACCCCTACCGATCGGAGGCCGAGTGACCGACCCCGCCCACATCCGCCGCCTGTGCGACAGCATCCACGATGCTCTCGCCCTCGCGGAGCACCCGCCCTCATCCAGCGGCACACCATCCGGCGGAGTGGGACAATCCAGGCCACCCATACCCACAACCATCCTGAGCGCGAAGGAGGATCTGAAAGCGAAACTCGTGTCGTGGGCGCGGATGATCGGGGAGGATGGAGAGTTCGTCATCGACTGTGATGACGACACACTGTCCATCGCTGCGTGGGTGTACACCAAAGCGGACTGGTTGGCCGACCATCCCGCCGCCGACGACTTCGTTGACGAGATCGACGAATGCGTGCGGGCACTACGGAGACCATACGCGAGCAAGGAAGAGAGGTTCCTCGTCACCGTTATGGCGGGTGTTCGCGTCTACGCCTACCCGTGGGAGAGAACGGTTCTGCTGCCGGACGGAACCGTGGGGGACACGTACCAGCTTCGGCAGGAGCTGTACCAGCGAACGCGTAAGGAGATCCTTCCCGCCGCGAACGTGTCTGCCGTGCTCGACAAGATCTTCGGCATGGAAGTATCGGCGGATGCGATTAGGAAGGCGGCGAAGCGGGGGACACTCGAGAAGCGTCCGGAGGGGTTCTTGGTCGAACGTGTGATCGAACGATTCGGATTGGAACCGAAACATGTTGCAATCTGATTCGTGTCCTGCTACTCTGTGATAAGTGGGTCTTTTTTGGCTCACAGCAACAACATTGCTCCCAGTCGTCCTAACGGATTGGCTGGGTTTTTTCGTGCCCGGACCTGTTGGCGCAGGTTCGGGATCAGGACGACGCGCCTAACCCGCGTCACCCCTGAGTCAACCGAGCACCGGGCGATTCGCTACCGCAGGATGCAAGGTTCCAGTTTCCGGGTCTGGTCAAAACCGGGTGCCGACGTGAGGTTAATTGGCAACCTCCCTGCGGGGTATGCGGGTTCGACTCCCGTCGTCGGCACGGATGCTCACGCATTCCAGCCCACCTCGTCGGGCTGACCAAATAGGCGGGGCATATCGTCGTAGCTCAACTGGGAGAGCAACGGTCTCCAAAACCGTAGGTTCCGGGTTCGAATCCCGGCGGCGGTGCCAATCCCCTGTGGTCCAACAGGCAAGACGCTCGGCTCTGGACCGAGAAATGCGCGTTCGAATCGTGCTGGGGGAGCCAAAAGAATCGAGGCCCAATGATGCGCAGCAAGCAGATGCATCTGGAAATCAACACCGACAGCATCGAAGTTGATGACTGCCCGACGTGCGGGGAGCATCGTCTGGCCCGGTTCGAGGTTGTGGCCATGAACATCGACGGGGTGGGCACACTCACCCAACTCACCCGCTGCTACTCGTGCAATCCGATTGAGGGGTCATGACCACATACAACATCGCCGGCAACGAGGTGGAGCTCAACCTCGAGGACGGCGACTGCCTCATGGGCGTCATCGTCATCGGCCTCGTGAAACGATTGGAGGGTGACGGTGAGGGGATCGTCATGAACGCCTCCGATGGTCTGGGCTGGATAACGCAGCGGGGCATGCTCGACACCGCACAGGAGTACGTCGGGATCGCCGATGAGCAGGACTGAACGCCGCGACAAGTATGACCACCCCATCCGTGATGGGGAGTGGAACCGTCGATGCTACGAACGCCACTGCGACTACTGCGGGACGGGAATCTTCCGACGCGCACACCACAGGGCCGAACGCCGGCGGGAACGGAATCTCATCGAGGAACAGCGCGACTGATTCCGCACACACCACAGACGGTTAGTGCCGAACCGCACCTACCGAGTACCACTAATCCCGCAATATCAGGGCATCCCGCCCACCCATGATCGTTCCATCACCGCCGCTCCCGAAAGGTTGAGCGCGAGTGGAACGCTTGGCCCGCCTTGCCGACTCCTTCCGACAAGGCGGGCCTCGACCACTTAGGAGAACGTCGTGGACATCAACATCGGCAACCTTGACCTGACAATGGATCTCGCCGAGGACCAACACCCCGTCGACGCCATAGTCATCGTCCGCACCGAAAGAGTCCACGACAACGGACACATGAGCGAGGGCGTCCTCTACACCACCACAGGAACCGGGATGACCACCCTGCTCGGCATGATGAACATGGCGGAACGCTACCTCACCGCAGGGCTCGAGATCGAGTAATGCCATGGACCCGTTCGATGGGGGATACCGAGACATGTACTGCAAGCTCGGCCTCCACACCCTCACACCCTGCACCTACTGCGGGTACACCACACCCACACCACCAAGCACCACCCCCGCAGTGGACACCACGTCGTTCATGGACGGGTTGAGTGATCGGGGGTAGACGTGCCCACGCTGCGCAATGGCCACAGTTACGTCCAACGCCGTGACGCACTAAAGAGAGTAGCCCGCAAGAAGGACCTCCCCTGCCACCTATGCGGCAACCCCATTGACTACACACTTCCATACACAGACCGCATGAGCTTCACCGCCGACCACGAAGACGCAGTAGCGGCAGGCGGAAGCATGACAGGACCACTCAAGCCCGCACACAGGTCATGCAACAGCAGGAGAGGGAAGAAGAGCCTCGACGAATACCGAGCAGGCATGATCCAACGACCAGGAGTGAGCACAGCATGGTAACAATCCCCGAAGGGTACATCATCGCCCGCACACACCCGCCACGAGGCATCGAAAGCGCAGCACTCCACCGAGCCGTCGCGCACATCATCCGGTTCATCCGTGGCTCAAGCGAAGGCGGGCTGACGCAACGGGACGTGATGCTCGCGAACTGACCCCACCCCGTCGCCCCTCCCCGCCCGGTCGCTCCGTCGCCGTGCCGCATTGACGTGTTTTTTCCACACGGTCTAAACCTTCGTCTAGACCGAAGTCTCGGCTCTATCGTCTAGGAGGTGCTCATGGTTCGCGAGCTGCTTCCGTGTGGCACTTTCGCCGCTTACCTCCGGCATCGGAAGGCCGGCGAGGATGCGTGTGAGCCGTGCAAGCAGGCAATGAGGGATCAGAAGTCGTCCCGCGATCGGAAGAAGAAGCTCGAGGCGGGGGAGGCTCGGTTGAAGCTGGTCCCGGCTGGCACTGATCCGAGTCCTGCTTCTGGCCCTGAGACTGATCCGCTGACTGTCGCTCGAGAGAACCTCGGGATCATCGAGGCCACTTTGAAGAACCCGTTGACTCCTGCTGGGTCTATTGCTCCGTTGACTAAACGTCGCGAGGAGCTGGTGGAGCGGATTCGCAAACTGGACGGCAAGACGGAGGTGAGCGTTCTTGACCAGCTCGCCGAACGTCGGAAGAACCGGATCGCAGGTTCCGCGAATTGAACATGTCCCTCTCTGGCACACGTCGGCGGGGGATGATGCGATCGATCTCGCCGCTGCCGTTGGCCTGATCATGCACCCCTGGCAGGAGCGTGTCCTCCGGGGGGCTTTGGGTGAGCGTAAAGACGGTAAGTGGTCGGCGTCTCGTGTCGGTTTGGTGGTGCCTCGGCAGAACGGGAAGAACGCGATCCTGGAGGCTCGTGAGCTCGCTGGACTGTTCCTGTTCGGTGAGGAACTGATCACTCACACAGCCCACCAGTTTCGCACCTCGAAGAACTCGATGACTTCGTTGATGAACCGGATGAAATCTTGCCCGGACCTGATGAAACTCGTCGAAGGGTATGAGGGGCCGGATCAGTCGATTCGCGATATTGACGGTTTCAAGGTTGGCAACAACCCCGGCATCTATTTGCGGAACGGTCGTTCTATCCAGTACGCGACTCGCTCCGGTGATGCTGGGCGCGGGTTCTCCGGTGACGTGGTGATTTACGACGAGGCGTATGCGCTGACTGCCGCCGAAATGGGTGCTTTGAAGCCGACGATGGCCGCGAAGTCCATGCATGGAAACCCGCAGGAGTGGTACACGTCCTCTGCCGGGAAAGTGACTTCCGAGTATCTCCTTTCGCTACGAGACCAGGGCAAGGCGGCCGAAGCCGAGAGACTGGCGTATTTCGAATGGTCCGCCGACGATGATGCTGAAATCGGTGACGTGGATTCCTGGTATGAGGCGAATCCGTCGCTCGGGATTCTCATCACCGAGGAGTTCGTTCGGGAAGAGCTCGAGGATCTTGGGAAAACCGCGGACGGTGAGGAAGAGTTCCGCCGCGAACGTCAAGGCATCTGGTCGAAGGTTGAAGGGGAAGTGGTTTTCCCCAACTGGCATGCGTGCGCCGATGAGGTCATGGTGCAAGCCCGCGTTAATGGGGAGCTCATTGACCAGTCGTTCACGACAGTCACGTTCGCTGTAGACATTCCCCCCGATCGCAGTTCAGCGTCCATTGTCGCTTGCGGCACTCGCCCGGATAACACCTTCTTTGTGGAGGTTGTTGACCGCCGCGATGGGACCGAGTGGGTGGCTGAGACCATCCGGGCGATGGTTGAACGGCAGGCCGCGAAAGGGTCTCGAGCGGGCGTGTTCGCCCTCGGTTCCGGTGCAGCTCAAGCCCTAGTTGAAGAGTTTCGCCGCCACCGCGTTCGCGTGGTTTTCGTGGGCGACCGAGAATATGCGGCCGCGTGCGGCACACTGTTCGATCTGACCGAGCAGAGCCTTGTGGCTCACTCGTCGCAGCCGGAATTGAACGCTGCGGTGGATGCGGCGAAGAAGAAGTTCCTCGGGGACAACCTGTGGAAGCTGACTCGTCAGTCCACCGTGTCCGATATTTCCCCGCTGGTGGCCACGGTCCTTGCCGCTCTTGGTGCTCAGAAGCGCCGTCCGACTGAGAAGAAGCCTCGCCGACGCGGGTCTGTGTTCGCCTAGGAGGTGTCATGGTTTCCCTGAAAGAGGACGACCGTAAGGTTGTTGAGACTCTCTGGCGAAGAATCGCTGACCGGAAAGCACGTAATGAGCTCCGCTCGGAGTATGTGGAGGGTGAGCGGGTTCTGACGAAGATGGGGTTCTCCATTCCCCCGGGGATGGAGTCTCTGCAGCTGGCGGTGGGGTGGCCGCGCAAAACGTGTGAAGTGAAGTCGTCTCGGCTGGTCCCTGACGGGTTCTCGGCCAGGGTTGAAACACCCCTCATGGATGACCTCGATGACGTGTTCTTCTCAAATCAGGGGGAAGTCGTTGAGCGGCTGGCTATTGACGCGGCGGTGAAGCATGGCGTGTCGTTCGTGTTCACCACTCGAGGTGACGAGTCGGTTGGTGAGCCGGCTGAGCTTATGACTGTGCGAACGGCGCTAAGTGCCTCCGCGATCGTTGACCCTCGATCGAGGCAGACCAAGTATGCGGTTGAAATTCTGGACAACACGCGCCTGAACTTTTACAAACCTGGTTCAGTCGTGGAGTGCGAGCGAACCAGTGGGGATTGGCGCGTTCTCGCTGCGTATCCGACCGGCACGAAACGAGTCCTGTGCACCCCTTATGTTTACGGGTGGTCGGTGGAGAAGCCGTTCGGTAGTTCCGCTGTCACTCGACCTCTGATGGGGTTCACGGATGGGGCGGTGAGGGTTCTACTCCGGCAGGAAGTCTCGGCTGAGTTCTATTCCGCCCCGCGCCTTGCCGCGCTGGGGGCCGATGAGTCAGTGTTCATGGATCAGGACGGGAACATCCGTCCAGCATGGGCCGCGATCATGGGTTCCGTGTGGGCTGTCCCGGATGAAGAGGACGAGATCACTGGGGAGCGGAGCCGGGTTGAGCTTCACAGTCTCCCGCAAATGTCGATGCAACCACATTCGGATCAGTTGCGCACGATAGCGCAGATGGTGTCTGGGGAAACGACTATCCCCCTCTCGTATCTGGGTGTGATGCAGGATTCCAACCCCACCTCTGCTGAGGCTGTGGAGGCGCATGAGATTGATCTTGTGCGTGTCACACGGAACCAGTTCCCGTTCCTCGGGGCGGGGCGCGAACAGTTGGCGCTGGATGTTCTCACACTCCGCCACGGTGACCTTGACGAAGCGGCGCGGAAAGACCTGAGGGGCTTGAAAGCCCGATGGGTGGACCCCCGCTACAAGAGTGTGGTGGAGCAGTCGCAGTTCGTGGCACAGCAGGTCGGGTCGGGGAATTTCCAACCCGGCACTGAGGCCACTTTGGCGCAGCTGCCGATCACCGCCGAGGATGCTCGCCGCATTGCCGAGGAGAACCGCAGGGCTGCGGGCTCGAGCGTGATCGAACGGCTGGTCGGTCAGGCCGAAACCCCAGATACCCCCCCCCGAGAGTGACGTAGACGAGTTGGCGAAGAGGATCACGGCGTTCGGCACGTTGATCCGTGCCGGTGTGAAACCTGATTCGGCAGTGGAAGCCGCGGGCTTGCCGCCAATGGAGTTCTACCCAGGACAACCGGTGACGATTCGTGAGGCCGAGGAGGATTCGGGTGGCAACGAAAAGTGATGTCGTCCGTTTCCGCCTCGCACAGGAAGAGCTCGAACGGTTCCTGAAACGCGATATCAGGATTTTATGGTCTCGCGTCAAGGGTTCATCTCCTGACACGATCCGGGATGCGTTTCTCGAAGCAACGCCATCCCTTGTGGGGCGGTATGGGGGAGCTGCCGCCGTTGTTGGGGCCGAGTACTTTGAGGGGCTTACCGGGCTTAGTGCGGTTCTTGCTGAACCGATCCCGGACGAGGCGGTGCAGGCATCGGTGAGGTTCTTCGCCGGGGGATTGTACGACAACAACCCGAATGGTGCGCTGAACGGTTTCCTCACCTCGGGGTCGAGGCACATGCTCCAATACGGCCGCTCCACGGTGTACGAATCCACTCGATCCGCTCCCGGATGGGGTTATGCGCGGGTTCCTGAGGCTGGGGCGTGCAAGTGGTGTCTCATGCTGTCCTCTCGAGGTGCCGTGTATGCCACGGAACGTTCCGCGGGCGGTGAGGGCAACGACTTCCACGATGACTGCCGGTGCGACCCCACTGTCGCGAAATCCGATGACGACCTTCCGTATGACGTGAAGGGTCTGTACGAAACCTATCTCCGAGGCGAGTTGTAGCCTCCCCAATGTCTTTGCGCGGGTCTCCCGCCAATGCGGTTAACGCCCTCCGTTATGGGCGGTCTTATGCGCACCTGCCGCCTGCAGGGGAAAGGAAAGTCATGTCCGAGTCAAAATCATTAGCTGAGACCTACGCCGACTTCTACAAGGAGCTTCAGGATCAGGGGTTTTCTCCTGACGATGCGATCTGGTTCACCCGGAGGGCTTTCGAGGTGGAAGCGGGCGGCACCGACACGATCCTTGGTGCCCCTCGGATGGGAGGTCTGTAATGGGTGACTTGAACGTGGACGATACCGCAGTTGCGGGAGACAAAACGGAAGCGAAGCCGGAGTTCAAGCCGATCGAATCGCAGGACGACCTGAACCGAATCGTCCAGGAACGTCTGGCTCGGGAACGTGCCAAATACTCCGACTATGACGAAATCAAGGCTCGGGCCGCGAAACTCGATGAAATCGAGGCCGCTAATCAGTCGGACCTCGAGAAAGCGATCGCACGCGCCGAAGCCGCTGAGAAACGCGCCGAGGAAATCGAGAGAGCCAAGACCGAGGCAGAACGCGCTGTTCTGGTGGAGCGAATCGCATCCACCAAGGGCGTCCCGTCCCGGTATTTGACCGGCGACACCGAGGAAGAGCTCAAGAAGTCGGCTGACGAGTTCCTCTCGGACCTCGAAAAGCTTTCCCCTCGAGGCTATGTTCCCACCGCTGGCACCGGCGACCCCACTGCTTCCGCTGACGATATTCAGCTCGCGAAAGAAAGAGCTGCCAAGTACAAAATTTAGGAGAAATCCATGGTTGATCTTCAGCCTTACGATGGCACTCCTGTCACCGGTTCCAAGCTGTCCTGGCTCGGATCGCGTGAAGGTGTTGCTACCGCCCGAACTGGAACCCTGGCGGGGTTCACGGGCGTTGTCCGTTCCGGCACTCCCGTCGCCGAGGTTGCAGGCGAGTACGTCGCCTACGACTCCGCGACGAACACTCTCGCCGGTTTCGTCCTCCACGACACCGCGATCCGTGAGGGCCGTGACACCCCCACCGCGATTCTTGATCGTGGTCGTATCCGCGTCGACCGCCTCCCGGTCGCTTTCACCCCGCCTACCGACAAGGGTCGGTTCGCGTTCGTCTCGGACTCCTGAAAGGTAGGTGCAGAAAATGGCTCTTTGGGATGACATTATCAAGCCCGCGACACTGACCGTGTTCGCCCGCGAGATCGTCGACCGCTACGACGGCGACGGGCTCCTTGCCGACATTTTCCCGAACGTCGGCGTCGATGACGTTGTGTTCGAATGGAACCAGGGTGAGCGCCTCAATGAGGTCGCTGAGTACCGCGCCTTCGACACTGAAACGCCGATCGGCGACCAGGCGGGGGAGGGAACTCGCATTGCGAAGCTCGCCCCGGTTGGCCTGAAGAAACTGTTTGGTGAGTATGAGCAGATCCGCAAGTCTGCTCGCAACTCTCCTGAGACCGTTCAGGCCGCTGCGGAGCGGAAGGCCGCTGAGGTGGCGAAGGCGACCGTGAACCGCGTTGCACTCCTCCGCGGTGAAGCGCTCGCCACCGGCCGTCTCGCGATCAACGAGAACGAGTTCAAGCAGACGGTCGACTTCGGGCGACGTGCCGATTTCACTGTCACTGCCGCGAACCCGTGGGGAGGCGCGAGCCCCGATCCTCTGAGCGACATTGAGCAGTGGGTGACCGCATACTCTGACGCGAACGGGGAAGCCCCTGATCGTCTGATCATGTCGCGGAAGGCCGCTGTCGCACTGACGAAGGCGATCTATGCGGGCCTGACCAATCCTGGTCCCGTGTTCACGCAGTCGAACGCCAGCGAAATCCTCGTCGGCAATGGGTTCCCTCCGATCACCGTCAACGATCGACAGTTCGCTGGCCGCCGTCTGATCCCGGATAACGTGGCAGTCCTCGCGTCGACCAACGGTGCGGGTGCTACCCCGTGGGGTACGACCGTTGAGGCGACCGATCCTCGGTACAAGATGCCGGCGAACGTCGAGCTGCCGGGTCTCGTGGTTGGCGCTTACGACCAGGATGATCCGAACGTGAAGTGGATTCGGGCGAACGCGATCGCCCTGCCGATCCTCGGCAACCCGGATCTGACTCTCGCCGCGACCGTGCTCTGATATGCCGAAGATCAGGAACGACCTTGAGGGGTCGGTCATGGTCGCGGGGAAGATTCTGATGGCCGGTGACACCGTGCCTGCCGGGGTGAAGGTTGATTCTCGTCTCCTCGCCCCGGCACGCCACCGGAAGGGAGATCCTGATGGGCCAGTGGGTGACTCCAAGTGACGTGAAGGACCGTTGGGTTCTTCCCGGCGATTTCCCTGGCACTGACGCTCAGATCGAAACGAAAATCACAGACGCTGAGGATCTGGTGCTCACCGGATACCCGGATATTGGGGACCGCATCGCGGCAGGGAATCTCCGCGTGGAGACTGTGCGGCGCATTGTTGCTGGGGTGGTAATCCGTTTCTTCCGCAACCCGGAAGGGATACGCACCACCTCGTCCACGACCGGCCCGTTCGCCGTCGGGTCCACCATCACCCACGGTGGGGATGAGCCGGGGGAGCTGTATTTGTCGGACGCTGACCGGGTTGCACTGTCCGGGCGGACGATGACGAAGAAGGCTTTCACGATTTCCACGATCCCTAAGGGGTGGCCGTGAGATTTCAGCACTCCCTCACGGTCACCCGCATCCGGGGCGGTTATATCGGCAAGGACGGGACGCGCGTTCCTGAGACTAGGACCGATTTGACCGGATTCGCTTTCGCGCCCGGTGTTACGTCTGAGAACAACCAGTACCGCACTGATGTGCACACGAAAGGCGAACTGTTCGGCCCATTCGGGGTGGACTTTCGGGAAACCGATCGTGTGATCCTCCCCGATCCGTTCGGCGGCGAATGGACAGTCGTGGGTGACCCGCAGAACTGGCTTAACCCTTACACGGGGGAGAAGGCCGGTTCTGTCACTGAGCTGTCGAAAGGTGCGTGATGGGGAAACTCAAATACACCCCCAACCGCAACGGTGTCCGTGAGCTTGCACAGTCTGATGGTGTGGGCAACGCCTGCTATCAGGCGGGTAAAGCCGTGGAAGCAGCGGCTCGCGCAGTTCCGCTCCCGAGCGCATCAGCCCGGCAGGCCACATCGTACCGGAACTCATTCGGAACGGAACGGGCAGACGTGACCATGGCGACGACTGGTGAAAAGCGAGCGGGTGCGATAGTGTACAACGATCACCGTTTGGAACGCATTTTCGGCGGCAAATCGCGTGCCCTGTATTCCGCGATCCAGGCCATTGACGGGATGGAGATCACATGATTCACCCTAATGTGCGGAAAGCTCTCGTGGAGATCATCGAAAGTCTTCAGCCCGGCATCGCGTATTCCCGTCTGCAATCAGATTTTCAGGAGCATCTTCCCGCGATCCTCGTCAAAGCCGAGCAGAACGACGGCGACTATCTGGCGACTCACCGTGTCCAGCTCGAGTACTACCACCAGGACATGAATGACTGTGAGGATCTCGCCCGCACTATCGAGGCCCACCTCATGAACGCCCCTCACCAAACCAGTGTGGGGATGATCGACAGTGTGAGGCGTGAAACGAACCTGCGGGAAATCCCGTACACGGAGCAGGTGGTCATGTACACGTCCAGCGTGTTCGTTGACACTCGCTGCATCTGATCCGCAAATTCTTCTCAGGCACTCCTTTTCTGGGGTGCCTTTTCCTTTCAGGAGGCATCCATGGCCACTATGGCCGAGCTGAAAAACGGAGCGCACAATGCGTCTCTGATCCGCAAGATTCTCAACAGTGTGAGCTTCATTGCTCCGCTGACCACCACTCTCCCCGAGACCTACTTCACCACTGGTGGGGCTCTCGCCGCTGCGCCGGTCGGGTTCCTGCCGATGGGTATCGTCGGCAAGGACGACGGCTACAATTTCGCCGCCGACCAGGATTCGGAAGAGGTTGAGGGGCACGGTTACACGTCCCCGGTCCGCATCGACATCACTTCCGCTCAGCGGACGATGCAGGCGACGTTCCTCGAGACCCGGAAGGAAACCCTCGAGCAGGCGCTCGGCGTGGACCTGTCCGGCATCACTCCTGGCGCGAACGGTGAGATCGAGTTCATTGAGCCGGAACTGCCGGTGCAGAAGCATGTCCGCATGGTCAACATCGGTTCTGATGGGGCCGGCGACCAGGAGTGGTTCCTCATCAAAGAGTACCCGTACTGCAAGGTCACTGAGATTGGTGACATGTCGTGGTCCGCGTCGGACGCACTGCAGTACGAACTCACCTACACGGCGTTCCCTGACCCTGTTCTGGGGTACTCGGTGCGCAACTTCATCGGCGGTCCCGGCGCGATCAAGGCGCTCGAGGATATGGGCTTCCCTGCCTACACGCCGACTCCCTGATTGTCTGGGCCGTGCGTTTCGTCAGGTGTACGCACGGCCCGGACTCACCTCACACCTGGCTAGGAGATGTCATGCCAAAGACCCCCGAAGAGACACACGACAAGGGCACCCTTGTCGTCACCCCGACCGTCGCTGAGAACCGGTCGGCTCAGCCGGAGAAGGTTCATTCGTCCAGGCGATTCGTCTTGCGGAAGGGCGATCACACCATCACCACCACGATCCCGTCTGAGGCTTACCAGCTGCAGGCGCACGGGTACACCGAAGAGAAGTAACGAAAGGAAACACCTGACATGGCAAAGAACGACTCCGTTCAGATCGATTTCAGCCTCGACAAGCTCGACCTCCCCGAGGAGGCGCGGCCGTATCGGTTCCCATTCCGGGGGAAGAACTTCGAGACCGTGGATCTCGCGGAACTCTCCTTCGACGCGATGGAGAAGGCGATGACCGCCTACCATCAGACGGACTCTCCTCGCCCCGTCATTGATCTTCTCCTGGGCGACCAGGCGAAGGATTTTTGGGCGAAGAAACCTTCTGTCTGGCAGGTGAAGGCGATCGGTGACAAGCTCGTCCCGGTGATGACTGCGCTTGTCGGTGAGCCGGGGGAATCCGACGACTCCTAAACCAGTGCGGAAGATTCCGCGCCGAGATTAGGGCGGACTTCCAGCAGGTTTACGGAGTCGATCTGCACCAGATGTGGCGCACCCGCCAGGGGGTCCGAATCCTTGACCTCCTGGACGGGCTGCCCCGCAACTCCCGTTACCGTAAAGCGGTCCTCAACGATCCCGAGGTTGCGAAAGCGATCGTCGACCGGGAGGAAGAGGCCGAGAAGAACGGTGACCCGACCCCGGAGTTCGAGTGGGAGATCGACGAGTACAGTCCCGTCATCATCGCTGTGCAACGCCTCGAACGGCTATTGGATGAGCTCGCGGTTCGCGCCGATCAGCAGTTGCGGGGGAAGAAGTCGAAACGGAAACCTCGACCTCTCCCGAAGCTCCGCTCGGCGATCGAGGCTGAGCGCGCATCGAGGCGGAACGCTCGGGCGAATTCCATCATCGAACGCTTCACGCCGTGGGCGTCATAAGGAAAGCGGCCAGCATCATTGCTGGCCGCTTTTCTCAGGAGATCCCGACTGCGCGTTGAGCGTTGATCTGTTTCGTCTCGCCCTGGATGGTGAAGCACGAATACAGGGTGCCGACTCCCAGGAATCCGACGGTCAGTAGGAACAAAACTCCCTTGCCGATCTTGCCGATATAGAAGTACTGCAACCCTGCGATCGCGACGAAACCAACGAGGGCGAGAACCAGGGCAATCCCCCCGTCTTTCGGCGGTAGGGCCGGGCCATAGCCATTTGACATTTCAAGCTCCTTACTAGCTTTGCGGACTCTCCAAGAGTAGTCCCCTTTACCCCGAAGCGGGTCACGAACATGTAACACCCCCGGACGCCGAGAGCGACCGGGGGTGAGCCGCCAGTAAGGGACGGCGATCACAACCTTATACGTCCGGCGACCTGACGCGCCACTGCTGCCGGGAGGTTCCATGGCTATTGGTAAAGCGTACGTCGAGATCATCCCGGACCTCAGAGGCATCCACAAGGAAACGAAGAAGGGCCTGCAGGGCGTCGAATCCGAGTTCGACCAGACTGGGAAGAGGTCTGGCGGGCGGTTCTCCAAGGGGCTCGGGGCTGTAGCCAAGGCTGGTGCGGTTGGTGCCGCGGTTGGTATTGGTGCCGCATTCGGAACGGCCCTCACTAAAGGTTTCGGCCGCCTCGAGGCTATTGACACTGCGGAGGCCAAGCTTCGCGGCCTCGGCCATTCTGCGGAATCCATTGCCTCCCTGATGGACTCGGCCACGAAGGCTGTCAAGGGGACGGCGTTCGGCCTGGATGAGGCGGCTGGTGTCGCGGCGATCCTCTCCGGTGCTGGCGTGAAAGCCGGTCAGCAGATGACCGACTCCCTGACGCTCGTCGCGGATGCGGCGTTCATCGGTGGTTCGACCCTTGACGAAATGGGCGCGATTTTCGGCAAGGTCGCCGCGAAGGGGAAGCTCGACGGCGAAGTTATGGCGCAGCTTCTCGAGCGTCAGATCGGCATCCTCCCCGCCCTCGCAGACCACTACAACGTGTCCCGCGAAGAGGCCTCGAAAATGGTCTCCGAGGGGAAGGTCTCGTTCCAGGATTTCGCGACCGTCATGGAGGATCTGGTCGGAGGTGCCGCTCAGCGCTCCGGGGAGACATTCTCCGGGGCAATGAGCAACCTTGGTGCGGCCATGGGTCGTCTCGGCGGAACCCTGCTGTCTCCGTTTATGGATGGAGCGAAGGGCGGTATCGGTCAACTGACCGCGCTCCTTGATTCCATTGAGCTCGCTCTCCGGCCGGTCATGGCCGCTTTTGGTGATTGGCTGAACGGCATTGACTGGGCGGCCGTCGGTGCCGTGTTCAAACCCCTCGTCGATGGGTTCATGGCGATGGCTCCTGCAGCGGGCGAGTTGTGGTCTAATCTCTCCCCGCTGGGCGCGGCCTTCAAGATCCTGCAGCCGTCACTTCCCATTCTTGCGCAGGCGTTTGGGCAGATCGCAGGCACCATCGGCGGGGCGCTGTCGACTGCACTCCAAGCGATCATGCCTCTTTGGGGGCAGATCCTTAACGTCCTCGGGCAAGCGTTCTTCAACGTTCTGGGCGCGGTGATTCCGCTGGTTGTGATGCTGGCGCAGATGCTCGGGCCGATCCTCTCTGTCGTGCTGCAGACCATGGCGCCCATCATTCAGGTTGTCATCCAGGTTTTCACTAGCCTGTTCACCGCTCTCATACCGATCACGAACATCGTGATGGGCCTCGTCATGTCTCTGCTTCCGCCGCTGATGGGCCTGTTCATGGCTCTGGCTCCGATCATCCGACTGGTCGGAACGATCGTGGCGTTCCTCGCACAGATCGTGGGTACGATCCTGGTGACGGCGATCAATTTCTTGATGCCGATCATTCGGGTTCTCATCAACGTCCTGTCCGTGATCCTGGTGACGGCAATCAAGATCGTGACCGCCGTGATCACGGGCCTCGTGTGGTTCGTGCAGAACATTCTCGCCCCCGCGTTCGTGTGGTTGTGGCAGAACGTTCTCGTCCCGGTATGGAACGGCATCAAAATCGCAGTTGCTGCTGTGGTGGCGTGGTTCCAAACCTATGTTGCGCCAGTCATCCAGGCCGTCATCAACGCGCTGGGAACGATTTTCAGCTGGCTGTACCGCAACATCATCCTGCCCGTGTTTACCGGCATCAGGATTGCGATAGCAGTCTTCTGGTCGATCGCCTCCGCGATTTTCCGTGCCGTGGTGACGTTCGTGCGCACAGTCCTCGCGCCTGTGTTCAACTTCCTTTGGCAGATCGTGAAGATCGCGTTCCAGTTCATCAAGAGCGCGATCCAAGTGTTCTGGGCGATTGCGAAGATCATTTTCCAGGCGATTGTCACGTTCGTCCGCGATGTTCTCGCGCCCATTTTCACATGGTTGTATAACACGATCATCAAACCGGTCTGGGAGGGCATTAAAACCGCGATCAACACGGCGTGGACGTTCATCAAAACGTACATCCTCGCTCCTATGATCGCGTACGTTCGGGATACTCTTGCACCAATTTTCACATGGTTCAAAGACACGATCATCACGCCAGCGTGGAATGGTATCAAATCCGCGATTGACACGGTGTGGACGTTCATTCGTGACAAGATTTTCACGCCACTCAAGGACGCGATCAAGAACACTGTCCCGAAAGCGTTTGAATCTGGTACTGACGCGATCGGTAAAGCGTGGGACAAACTCAAAGAGGTTGCACGTAAACCGGTTGAGTTCGTCATCAACAAGATCATCAACGACGGAATCATTGGCGGCTGGAACACGATCGCCAAGAAGTTCGGCGCGGACGAGGTTGACAAAATCAAACTCGGTTTCGCATCGGGCGGCAAGGTGTGGGGACCGGGGACGGAAACCTCCGACTCGATTCCTGCACGACTGTCCCGCAACGAGCATGTGTGGACTGCGAAAGAGGTCCGCGCTGCTGGCGGTCATGGTGCTATTTACGCCATGCGCCGTGCCGCCTTGCGGGGCAGCCTTGTCCCCGGTTTCGCGTCTGGCGGCACCCTGTCGGATGCTGCCCGCTGGTGGCAGGCCAAGGGCGCAAGGATCACAGAATTCGGGGCGTGGGGTCAGAGAGTTGGGCGACATTCGCCCAACTCGCTCCATTACTCGGGTCAGGCGTTCGACGCTAATTATGGTCCGGGTGGAGAGAACGCCACTGAGAAAAGGTTCTTCGATAAGTGGATGCCGGAATTCCGGTCCCTGTTCAAGGGAATCGGAGTTATCTGGCGAGCTGCCGGGCATTTTAATCACGCGCATTTCGACACTTCCGGTGGAGGAAAAGTCGGATCTGGTGGCGGTGGCGAGGGCGGTTTGTCCCTCGATTTCATCACTCAACCGTTCAAGGATCTTATCGAGAAAGTTGCGGCGGGCGTTGGTGATTCCCCGTTCGGTGGCCTCATCGGGTCCGGCGCGAAGAAGATCATCGAAATGCCCATCAAATGGATCACGGACAACATTTCGAAGTTCGTTGACTGGGCTGGGGATGTCGCCGACTTCACCACCGAATATGTGGGCAAGGGAATTGCCCGCGGCAAGGGCATGGCGTGGGCAACCTCGAAGGGCTGGCCGCTTGACGGTGCACGGTGGAAGGCTCTCGATTTCATCGTTGGTCACGAATCCTCGTGGAATCCGAAAGCGAAAAATCCTCGATCCACGGCTAGTGGTTTGGGCCAGTTCATCAATGCGACATCTCGCCAGTACCTTGGTTCGGCCCCCATGTCGAAGTTCGGCGTGTGGGACCAGCTCGACGCGATCGTGAAATACACCGACGATCGTTACGGGGGTCTCGGTAAAGCGATGGCGTTCTGGCAGTCCCACCGTTACTACAAGGACGGCGGTGCAGTGAACCCGACCCTGTACGACACGGGCGGATGGTTGCAGCCGGGACTCACCACTGTCCTCAACGCGACCGGGAAGCCGGAGGCGGTGTTCACGCAGGACCAGCTTTCGATGCTGTCTGGTGGGGGTGCGCCGATCTTCCACTTCCACATCGATGGCCGTCAGTCCGACGACAAGATCATCTCCGATCTGCGGTACGAGATGAACCGCCAATTCTCGGGAGGCAAGTATGGCCGGTGAGGTTTTCTGGGCCGAGATGAACGGGTACAGGTTCTCCGTCAATGACGATTTCTTCGCCCGGAAACTTGACCTCGGGACGCTGGATTGGCGGACGCAGGACGTGGACCGTCCGGGCGGTGATGGCAGGATTTTCGGTCGCGATTACGCGAACCCGGGAACCGTGATCATCACCGCCCATTCCACCGCCGGCACAGCGGCTGAGGCTCGCGAGAACCTGCGGGGCTTGGCTGCCGCGTGGCGGTGGTCTGAGCATCGTGACGATCCGGGCGCGTACACGTACCTGAAACTGGTCCTCGAGGGCGTTGAGGGCGTGATCTACGGTCGCCCGAGAAAGTTCACGCCTGAGCTCGGCACTGCCGGGTACAGGGCGGGGGGTCAGGGCGCAACCCTCGAGTTCGTCCCTCTGACGGATCTCATTTTCGACCTGAACGGCTTCTCGAACAACATCCACATCTCAATCCTACCCAACCAATCACTGGGGCTCGAGTTCCCTGCCATTGCCCCGTTCTTCTTCGAGGGGGAGCAGACGCAACGGCAGGGGCAGATCGTCAACGACTCCCTCGTCCCCGTCCCGTTCCGGGTCGCGTTTCACGGCCCGGTGATCGACCCGGCTGTGACTTCGACTGTCGGCGGGTGGGAGATCGGTCTCGAAACCACGATCCCCTACGACCAGACGATCATCGTGGACACTCTCGCGAACACTGTCACTCGGGAATCCGATGGTGCGTCGTTTGCGGACACCCTCACTTACCAATCTGACCTTTCGGCCCGACTCGCTCCTGGTGCTCAGGAGGTCGTGTTTTCGGGCAGGGATTCGACCAACACCGCATCCGTGGATGTGTCGTGGTCGGATGCCGTCAACGGCTTCTAGGAGGCACACATGGCAGTTGATCCAGTTCCTTGGGCCGTTCACGGCGCGAAACATTCGGCTGATGTTGCACGGCAGTCCCTCCATGATTCAGTGACCGGCGCCGCGGGTGTGAGTCATCCTGATTCTCTCCTGGTGCAGGCTACCCCCACACCGTCTGGTCAGGTGCGTGTCGCTCCCGGTGGGGCTCTCATTGAGAACGTCTACACGGGCGGCGCGGGGCAAACTTATTCGTTCCGCAATGCGACGGAGACTCTGGTGTCCGTTCCGGCATCGGATTCGACTGGCGCGAAAACCTGGTACATCGTCGCGCAGATCGAAGATCCACAGTTCGGTGGGCCAACTCCGGCGGACAAACTCGCCGGCCCTTACTCGTTTCTGCGGTGCATCTCGAGCACTCTCGTCACGAAGCCGACAGAGTACCTGGCGAAGGTCGTCGTCCCGGCATCTACGGCGACGATTACTGGGGCAATGATCACGGACATGCGCAAGCTCGCGCAGCCGCAACGCAAACCCCGCACCCTCGCCCGCCCTCGTGTCGCGGCCGATGGCACGGCCGCCAACGCTCTCCTTGCCCGTGAGCCTCGGGGTGAGTATTTCCCCGGCGGTGGCGGGTACAACAACGGCGGCACGGTCCTTGTCCCAGAGTGGGCGCGGAGTGTCATCATCGATGCCCGGTGGATGAGCGTGCGTTACGACGGCGCGAAGCGCGGTTGGGGTTCGTTTTGGGTTGAGTACGGCGACGAGTGGCGTGCAGGAACGTGGCCGGGGTCACAGGACTACGAGTACGCGACTCAGAAGTTCATGTGGGACCAGCCGGAGAACTCCGCAACCATGCGCACCAATTGGATGCTCATGGACGTTGGGGCAATCCCGGCGAAGTACCGCGGCAAGACAATTCAGTTCATCTTCAAGGGTGCGAACTCGTCTAGCACCTCCGCGCAAACCTCGACGGCCTCAATGGATTCCATGAGTGGGCTCGGGATGAAGCTCGAGTTTACGCAGGAACCCGCCAACTGGCAGGGCTTTAACTGATGAAACGCGGCTGGAAACACCACCTGTTTCAGGCGGTCGGTGACGGGCAGATCACCCCTGTTGCCTGGGATATCCCGATCACTGGTGCGACGGTCACTCGTGACCTGTCTGGCCCGTCCGTGTTTGGTGGGTCGTTGCAGCCGGAGATCCCCCGCTTGATGCGGGACGGGGAAACTCTGATTGCCAACTGGAAGTCGGTCATCGTCTCCGAACGCGACGGGGTTATTCAGGGTGTGTCGATCGTCCGGGATTCCCCGGTCGATGAGCAGGTGATGACCATCGACGGTATCGGCTTCGCCGGCTACCCGACAGGGCTGCCGTTCGTGGACGAGTTCAAAGGCATCCGGGTTGATCCGATTGACATGGTGCGCAAAATCTGGGACCACCTGCAATCCCGACCCCAAGGGGATTTGGGTGTGGCGGTGGATGACACTACTTCCTCGGCCACGATCGGCACTGAGGAACGCGACGTGTCGTTCGAAACATCGGAGGGTGAGTCGGTGGAGTTCGAGGCGGGACCGTATGTGCTCGCCTGGTGGAAAACCGACGACTGCGGGAAAGAGATCGACGACCTCGCAGAGTACACGCCGTTCGACTACCGGATGGAACATGCCTGGGCGGACGACCGGAACTCGTTCACGTCGTTCCTGCGCATCGGCACCCCAAAAATCGGTGTCCGCCGTAAAGCGAGATTCGTTGTCGGCGTGAACGTTATCAGTCACCCGAACATTGACCGCGCGGGTGAGGACTACGCGAACGAGGTGTTGTGTCTCGGCTCAGGGGAGTCGTCCAAGATGCGCAAAGGCACCGCCACTCGAGTCACCGACCGTCTGCGTCGTGCCGTGGTGATCGCGGATAAATCGAAACGCTCCAACTCGGCTGCGGAGAAGCTCGCCGCATCCGAACTCAAATACCGCATGGGCGACCCCGACATCACGGAAATCACTGTCATTGATCACGGTCTCGCAAGGTTCGGGACGTGGGAACTCGGGGATGAAGTGCTCGTCACCATCCCTGCCGGTTGGTTGGGGCGGCAGGACATGTGGTGCCGCATCGTCACCGAGCGGTGGGACTGCGACAAGGACCAGATGAGTCTGACCCTGCAAAAAGTCTAGGAGGACTGTATGTCTGCTGCTGAGCGTGAACTGAAACGACTGGCGAAAGAGCTCGCGAATCTCAAGCGTGAGGTTGTTTCTCGTCGCGGTCCGCAGCTGGACTACACATCCGTCGAGGACGGCGGGAACGTCACGTTCAAGAACCCTGACGGTAGTGTTGCGGCGATTGTCGGTGGGCAGGATGACGGCTCGAACACGATCAACGTCATCTCTGGCCCCACTCCTGCCACGCCGACGACTCCCGAGGTATCCATGGATCATGGCGCCCTCATTGTCCGCTGGGACGGTGGGTTCGTTGATGCCCTGGTGGCGAACGCTGATTGGTCGCGCACCGAGATCCACGCATCGACAGACCCGGCGTTCATTCCGTCGCGGGCGACTGCTCGCGGGTCCGTGGTCGCGGCTTCCGGTGGCGAGGTCACCATCGGTGTCGAGAAGGGCCCCTGGACTGTCTGCCTGGTGGCGTGGTCGCAGGCGGGGAAAATGTCTGCCCCGTCCGACCCTGTCACGGTGGAGGTTCCGGGGTATGGGGATATTGTGCTCGCGGAGATCGATGCCGCGCAAACCCGGATCGACAACGCCCGCGCCATGCTGGTGGAGGGTCAGGAAACCCTCGGCGAGAAGTTGGATGCGGCGGATGCGGAACTGTCGTCTCTGCGCACCACCCTGACCGAACTGGACTCCACAACCCTCCCGGCGCTCCGGCAGGATTTGGATGCGGCCGAGGGGCGACTGGTCACGGCTGAGGGCAAGATCACTGCCGCCGAGCAGGAACTCGATGGAATCCCCGGTCAGATCAGCACCGCCCGTCAGCAGGCTATCGACGCGGCCATGTCGGAGATCGACACGGTGGAAGCGTCTCTCATCACCTCGATCGACAAGAAGCTCACATGGTCCCTGTCCGACCCGCCAGTGGTGTTCACTGGTCCGCTGGATGCGACGTGGGTGAAAGTGTCCTCGTTCGGTTCGGGTGGGCGGAAGATCGGTGAGTGGCGGTGGAACGGCAACGTGTGGGTGAAGCACACCACGGACGGGTCGGTCCTCGTCAACGTGGATGCCGCGAGCATCAACACCGGGTTCCTCGATGTGGCGAACCGTATCCGAGCTGGGGCGATCGCCGCTGACAAGGTGCTCGTCGGTGCGGGGCGCAACATCATCCCCTGGGCGCAAGTCCTCTCCGGGGCGGGTGTCGCACCACACTCGAATGACTCGTCGTTCGGTGCCGGAACACTTACCATCGGTGCCCCGGACTCCACTCGTGGCGTCCCCAACCACCTGCTGCACAACCGCACCACCGCTGACCCTGGCGTTGAGCGGTTCATCCTCCGACTGGCCCCCGCACCGTTCACGGGGGGAGTGTCGGACCGGTTCGCAGTTTCCGGGGGCACGTGGACGTTCCGGGTGCGCGGGTACACGGACGTGGCGAACCTCGATGCGAAGCTCGCCCTGGTCTGGTACAAAGCCGACACCACGTATGGCGGTGAGGTCCGAACACCCGCTATCCGTCTCACCGCCCAGCCTCAAACTCTGAGCATCAGCATCACCTTGCCTGATGATGCGGCGTACATCATCCCTCGCATGCGAACCAATCAGCCGGGGGAAACGCACTGGGTGGGTGCTGAACTCGCCCTCGCTGTCGGAGGCACGTTCATAGAGCCGGAGGGCATCCAGACTCCGCATCTGGCCGCTGACGTGATGAACGTGTCCAACCTCAAAGCGGGTGTCGCCGCGATCGCTGAGGCTGTGGTGCAGAAGATTGCCGCGTCCACTGCCTCGATCCAGCAGGCGGATATCAAGAACCTGTTCGTCACCGGCACGTCGTCCTTGAGCACGGTGGTAGCTGAGCAGATCGCCGCCGACACCGCGCAGTTCATCGAACTCGAGGTCGGCAACCTGGTCGCGGGTACGGGCACAATGGACCAGGCGACGATCCAGAAGCTCTTCACCGACGTGGTGGTGGCTAGCATGGCTATGGCCGAGCAGTTCATCGGCTCCAACGCGATCCTCGACGAGTCCGTGACCGCCCCGAAGATCGTCGCGTCCGAGGAACTGTGGGCGAAACTCGGGCAGTTCGTGCTCGTGCGGGCTGAGCAGATCGCGGCGGATGCGATTGACGGCAAAGTCATCACCGCGCCCACCATCCAGACGGGTCGGACCGGTGCACGTATCGTCCTCGACCCCGGCGGTTTCAAGTCGCACCGCTCCGACGATTCGTTGCGCGCATTCTTCCCCACCGACAGCGACCAAGCGTTCGTCGATGCCGATTTCACCGCTCGGTCCCTGACCGCGATCGGTGACGTGTCCCTACGGTCCGCCACCACTGTCGAATCCGGTGGTGGGTCGCTCACCATCGGGTCGGGCGTCACCGATCCGGCCTCACCCGCCTCGATCTCGCCGTGGTACGAGCAGGTCCACCCACCCGCCCTCGGTCAGGATGAGACCCCGTACGGTCTCGCCTGGGCGGATGGGAAGTTCTGGCGGTACGTGGACGTGTCCGGTACTGACGCGGGTGACCGAGTGGAGGGTATCGACCCGGCCACGGGCAATGTGACCGCGACTATCCCAATGACGAATAGATACTGGGCGTCGTTCGGGCTCACCGCGATCGGCACCCGACTCTACCTCCTGGGCCAGAAATCCGAGGGCGACAGCAACTGGTCGACCGGCCTACGCTACAAGGCATTCGTCCGCATCTACGAGACGACCGGCGCCTACGTTGGGGAGTGGGAGTACACGCAGATCGGATGGTCCGACACCAACCGCCTCGTGTACCGTCCCGGCATCGGCACAGACGGCACCAACATCATCATCGCGCAGTGCGACGACCTCGGTGCGCTCAGGTGGAGGAAATTCAATCCCACCACTGGTGCGCTCATCAGCGAGCACTCCAACAGCAGTGACCGCACCAAATCCGACATTGCGGGCATCTACCTGGGGGCCGCCGACTGGGGCACCACGTATGCCGTGGTCGGGAAGAAGTCGAATCAGAAGCTCGAGGTGTTCAACCCGGACGGGACGTGGGCGGGCGCGGACCTTACCGTCTCAGCACTCGGTTCCATTCAGGGGCTGTGCTGGGACGGGGCGAGGTTCTGGACCATCGACGATTCGGGGGTCATCACCCGCTACGAGTCTGCGCAGCACGGCAACAAAACCAACCCCTGGTGGCTCAGCTACACGTACACGGATGGGTCGGGGCATGAGACTCGGGTGGGACCGGTCGCGGAGTTCCAGTGGCCGCGCCGGTCGGGTCTGATGGTGTCGATCCCGGATGCCCCGCAGGGGGCGACTGGGGCACGCATCTACTGGGGCCAGTCCGCCACGGAGCCGACGCCCTCCGCGCTGCACCAGGTGGAAGTGGCGTTGAACACGAAGTACCGTCTGGCGCCCAGCGCGGCGGCGTTCGCCATGACCACCCCAGCCCCGCCAGCCGAGAACACGTTCCCCGCCGCGACGCCCGCCGAGGTGAAATCGACGTTCGGCGGGTTCGTGGTCCGCGGCGACGGGTCCGGAACATGGGGTCCGCTGACGTTCAACCCGGACGGGACCATGACGTCATCGGCGGTTCCAGCCTGGGTTCCTATCACCTCTTTCGCCAGCGGTTTCACGGCGGCGGCGTTCGGTTTCGCGCCCGCCTACCGGGTGTGGCCGGACGGAAAGGTAGAGTGGCGTGGAGCGATCACGGGCAACATCACCGGATTCTCGGCGGACCTGTTCACACTGCCCGCAGCCACGATTCCCGCCCAGGCGTGCCAGGATAGGGTGACGACGAACGCAGTCAACGGGATCGACGCGGTGACGAGGTGCGAGTTCCGCCCCGAGGCCGCACCGACCCAATTTCGTGTGTACAGAGGGAGCGGCGACAGGACATGGGTATCACTCGACAGGTGCGGTTACTACAAGTTGTAGGAGTGCTCATGTCCCTTATCCTCGCCACCGTCGCGGGAATCGCATGCGCCCCGAAACCCAGCGGCCCCGTCGTTGACGCCGAGTACCCCATCCTCGCCGCCCACCGGGGTGGGTCGCACGTATGGCCGCAGAACACCATGACTGCGTTCCGTGCCGCGCTCGCCGCCCGCCCCGGTGTCGCGTTGGAGACGGACGTGCGGGCACTCAAGGATGGGACGCTCGTGCTCGCTCACTACGACACCGTGGACCAGATCAGCGCGAACGGCGAGACGGGCCGCGTCGCCGACATGACCCCGGCACAATGGTCAGCTCTCAGGATCAAGAGCCCCACCGGAGGTACCTCCGCACCCGCCGCGACCCTCAACGACCTCCTCACTGAGTACGGGGGCACGGACACGGTGCTCGTCATCGAGGTGAAAGACCCCGCGCTCGTCAACGCGTTCATCGAAGCCGTGTGGCCGCACCGTCAGCAGGTGATCGCACAGTCGTTCGACCCTGCCACAGTGAAGCGGCTCGTGAAATCCGGCCTCCACGTGCTGCAGCTCGGGGACTACTCCACCGTGCAGCTCATCCCCGGCATCCACTCCGTGGGCGTGCAGACTCTCAACATCACCCCCGACCTCATCAGCAGAGCGCACGAACAGGGCGCGAAAGTGTGGGCGTGGGGTAATGAGGTCACCACCGCGCAGTACGCGGCGCACGACCGTGGCCTCGACGGTTACATGGTCAACGACCCGCGCTGAACCCACCCACTTACTAGGGGTTGCCTTCCAAGGTAACCCCTCCTAGTCGTACCCTCAGGAGGCCCCAATGCCTGACCGACTCATCCGCTGGGCCACCCACGGCCGCGCTTCCCCCGGACCGAAACAGGTGTTCGTGTTCACCCTCGGCCTGTATACGGCACTGCGGGGTCTCATCCTCATGGGCATGGACACCCTCCGCCCCGGCTTGGGTTTCATCACCGACGTGCTGCCCCTCCACTGGTGGGGGTGGGCATGGCTGGCGGTGGGACTCTACGCGATCGGCGGGGCAGTCACCCGACACTACGTCATCCCACTCATCCCCATCGCCGTCATGTCAGCACTCTGGGCCACCTCCTACACCGTGTCCTGGGGTGCGCAAGGCTTCGCGGGCCTCGGCTGGTACGCCGCGGCCGGATACCTCGTGCAGGCCGTCGCCTGCCTGGTGGTGGTCCGACTGATCGACCCACCGGAGGTGGGACTGACCGGAGGGGGTGAGGATGATTGATTGGCTCCCCACCATAATCGTCGGTCTCCTCGGCGTCGGCGCCACCTACCTGGGTGTGGTCCTCACCCGCCGCTCCAACCGCGACACGAACCGGGTGCAGCAGGACCAGCTCAAGCTGCAGTCCAGGGACAACCTCATCGACGACTACCAGGAGCAGCTGGCTCGGACAGACGCGAAGATCAGCGCACTCGAGGCCAGGGTCGCCGCGCAGGACGCGAAGATCGAATCCCAGGGGGAGCAGATCCGCAAGCTGCAGGTCAGCGATTGGGCGCTCCGCAGGTATGTGTACCGCCTCATCGACTTCATCCGGGCACACGGTCTCGAACCGCCAGAGCCGCCCGAACCCGTCTCACTCGACGCCCCGTAGCCCGGGGCTTTTCTCATGCCTCAATTGGAGGACCAATGGCCATGATGCCTGGAGCCGTCGACCGGCGGCTCGCCAACCAATCCCGACAGGGCCGCATGCGTGACTACCAGGGCGTGTGTCTTCACACGATGGTGGGGACGCTGCGCGGCACCGACTCGATGTTCCGCAGCGGCGGGACCGTGGGCACCGAGTCCCACTTCGGTGTCGGCGCGGACGGCACCATCTACCAGTGGGTGGACACTGCCTACAGCGCGGACGCGAACTACCGAGGGTCCGCCTACGTCATCTCGATTGAGACCGAGGACCACGGGCCGGCGTTCGGGAAGTGGAACACGTCCGGGGACAACGTGCCCGAGTGGACACCGGCACAGATCCGAGCAATGGCGCGGATCATCGCCTGGGCGCACAAGGAACACGGCATCCCGATCCGGCAGATGAAGTCCGTCACCGAACGCGGTGTCGGCTATCACGCGATGGGTGTTCCCCGGAACGGCCTGCCCAGTAAGTACATGGGCACCAAATACCAGTGGTCGAAGTACGCGGGGAAAGTCTGCCCCGGCCGCAAACGAATCGCGCAGATCCCCGCCGTCGTGCGCCTCGCCGCCGGCGGAACCGCACCAGCCGAAACCACCACAGAGGAAGGAATCCTCGGCATGACCGACAGGATCGACCAAACCTACACGAAACGGCAGGGAGTCAAGGGCGACTGGTCCGCCCGACACCTGCGCACCGAAGACAAGACCGGCCACTACACCATCGCCGATGGACCCTGCGATTTCGGTGCGACCATCAAGTTCGACGTCGTGGACCTCAAGCCCGGAGAAACCGCGTACGTGTTCCTCGCCGAGTGCATGTACAAGAAGGGCAAGCCCACCACCGTGTCCCGTGAGCTCGCGATCGTGACAGCACGCGAGAACGGTCCGTACTCCATGACGGGACTGTGGAACCTGTACGACCAGTACAAGGGCCAGTCTCCACGCGCGCGCCTGGTCGTGAAAACCAGGGCCAAGAACATGGGCGTCGAGAACGTCGTCGTCTCGGGACTCAAGAGCAAGGGGAAGTGATGAGCACCTACGCAACGAAGGAATTCTGGGTCGCCACCGGGGAGCGGGCACTCAAGACTGCCGCGCAGACCGCGATCGCCCTGATCGGCACCGACCAGACGGGCATCCTCACCCTCGACTGGGGGCAGATTGTCTCGGTCACTGCGACCGCCGTGGTCCTGTCGGTCCTCACGTCTCTCGTCGGTGGTGCGGCGGGCTCCGGCCCATCGTTCACCAAGGCTGAGGTGACCGTCAACCAGACGGAGGCTCCACCGTCGATCGTCGGTGAGGAAGCGTTCTTCGATGACCAGGACGAGGTTCTGGAAACCGACGATACCCCGCCGCCCGCCGGGTACGAGCCCCGGCACTGAGAACTGGCCCCCGTCGCATCCGTGCGGCGGGGGCCTTTTGTGGTAGAAGGTTTGCCTAACTCAGGCTGAGCAAAGCTGTGCAATAATGAGCTAGCAAGGCGTTCAAGGGAGACTGCATGGGTTACTGGAAGAGACATCAGAAGCCCGACCTTGAGGACGTTCTGCAGCAGTTCCATGACGCTGGGTGGTCGATCGAGGATCCGCCAAAGTACTACACAGTCAAGTGTCCATGCGGATACCACATGCGACAAATTCACCTAACCCCCAGCAACAGGCACTATGCTAATCAAGCACTCAAGTGGATGAACCGACAAGAGTGCATGCAACCCCAGGAGCAGAGATGAGACTCATCGGTATAGGCATGAAGATCCATGTCGATGGAGACGCTCGTGCCCAGCTGCGCGAGCAATTCGACGCGGTGATGGAGGAATTGCTGTTCCTTGAAGCGCGCGACAAGATCATCATGGACCCGGCGGTGTCAGTGGACCTGGCGGCGGGGGACATGGAGATAGAGGTTGCCGTACATGCGGAGACCGCAGAAGAGGGTGAGCGCATCGCTCGGCGCGAGATCGAGCGGGCGCTTGAGGATGCGGGAAAGCAATCATCCCACATGCACTACGTCAACAGCGGGAACCACAGCGAGCTTCTCGAGCCAGCCTGACCGCACCCCCAGACACTGCCCCCACCCTCGCGGTGGGGGCTTTTCTCATGCCCCCTTGATCCCGAACGGGTCGTCGGGGCGTCGTTTGTAGGCGCGGATGAAGTTGTCGACGGCGGCGTAAGTGCGCCCGAGGAGCTCGGCGCGTTGCGCAATGGTGAGATCGGTCCGCGTGTATGCGACCTCAGCGTCGGCACCAGTCCACTCCTGCCCGTGGTGTGTGGCTGTGGCACGGGTGCGGTCGTTGCGATCCCGCAGGTAGATGCGCATCGCCTCCGCACACTTATCACACGGGCAGCCCTGCTGGTATCCGAGAGTCGTCCCGTGCTCCGCGGTGACCGGGCGTGACAGTCGCCGTTCCCGCTCGGCGCGCTTGTACTCACGGAACGCCGGCCCACACACCTCGCAGCGGCAGCCGCGGGTGATGAACGCCCCTGGTCGACCGTGAGGCCACTCTCTGTGCGGGTGCGGCACACCCCACTGTTTGAGCCAGCGTTCCAGCGTGCTCGACGCAATCCCTAGGTCGGCGGCGATCGCTCGGATCGTTTCCCCGGCCTCGCGCCGTGCCGTGACCTCGGCTCGCATTGCCTCCCGCTCCTCTTTCGTCCAGAACCGCTTCATCGCCCCTTCCCGAGGGCTTTGCGGATTGTGTCCCTGGCAACCCCAGATTCGTTGGCCATGGCGTTCTCGGACATGCCGAGGATGGACGAGCCGATCACCGCGCCCCGCAGTTCGTCCATTGCGGCGCGTTCGGCGGCTTTCGCGGCCTGCCATGCCTGGGACAAGCCGACGAGGGTATCGTCTCCGAGGATGACCTGCGCGGCCCCGGAGAACGCCCGCTCCCGGTCGTCGGTGGAGTCGGGGTAGGTTTCAGTCACCTTGTCGGCGGCGCGGACGAGTTGGTCGCGCTGGTCCTCGGTGACCTCAGTGTCGCCGAGCCATGCGGTGAGCTCGTGGGGTTCCATGATCATGTCCTTTCAGGCGGCGTCGCTGCAGACGCAGTAGTCGATGTGGCACTCGGTGGCTTCCTCGCCGCCCATCGCCTGAGCGAAAGCATCACCCTCGGGGGTGCGGTGCGCGGGGAGGTCGTGAAGGAGGTTGTCGAGTCGAGCGTCGGCGGCTTCGTAGAGGGCGCGGGCGATACCTTCACCGCGCCGGTCTTCGTTGACCGTGATGTTGCTGATCGTCTCGGTGTCGATGGTGACGTAGAGCTCACCGATCCGCTCGCCGTTCTCGACGGCGAACCAGCGGTGGTAGTCGCCGACCTCGGTGTAGTAGGGGCCGGTGGTGTATTCGATGCTGTAGATCAT